CGTCATCACTACCTGCTTCCCCTGGGAAATAGGGTCCTCCTGCGCCTCTGGCGTCATCACTACCTGCTTCCCCTGGGAAATAGGGTCCTCCTGCGCCTCTGGCGTCATCACTACCTGCTTCCCCTGGCTCATCAGGTTCGTCCAGTTTGTTGTCGATTTGTTGTTTTGTTGTAGACGTTGCAGCCTGTTGCTGTCCTGTTCTGTCCGGTTCATCATATCCTACTTCACCAGAGGGGATACCTGTACCAATTGGTTCACTTTGCCCGCTTAACCATGAATCTAATGTATTGGATATTGCGTCTGAATAACGGATTGCGCCGCCTATTGCTGCCCCTATAGCAGTAAATGTAATGTTTTTTGCAACAGCTGATTTAAAGCTGGCGCCGTTCAGCATATCTGTAACGGTCTTTGTTAAAATAAGAGCTGCTGGAGCCGCCCACCAATATCCTGATGCCAAAATAGGAATTGACACACCCATTAGCCCCACAACTGCATTAGCTGTTTTTGGATGGTTTTTAACAACTTTGCTCAATTTTTGGAATATTGCACCCAGTTTTTTGTATTTGCCTTTGGGGTCAGCTTTGCTCAAGGATTGCTGAAGTTTATCTTCCCGATTGTCTACCCACTCCACAGGCCGAGGCACTAAAGGATCACTGCTTTGAGTTTTTTTCAAGATGGTTGCAGCGGCACCTTTGAGTGTCCGCAAGGCACTATCTTTGTCTAAGTCTTGTGTTGCTGGTTCATCGCGTAGGTTTGCGTGTGCAGCAATTAAGTCCTGTATGTTGGGATATTTCTTAGCCAACGCCAAGAGTTCTTCGTCAGTGTAGCCTTGTGCGTCAGCTTCTTGCACCCGCCCTTTGTAGCTCTCAAATACTGCATGAAAAGCAGGAATCAATTTCTCTTGAACCTGTCGCTCAGTTTCCAAGATCACTTGCTCTTCCTGCAATGCAACACTTTCATATAAGCGTGTTGCCTTGGGATTTGCGATGCTGTTTAAAAGTTGACGCATTAGCTCTGCATCAGAAACATGATTTTTCATGGTGTTGGCGCCCCTCCACGTAAGTTTGCTATAATAAATCGTATCATATCATCTGAAAATCCTTGCGTGCGCAAGTCTGTTATCAGGTCAGTAAGGTCTTTTACAGGATTAGCGGGCGGCGTTGGAGGCGGTGTGGGTGGCTGTGGGCCACCTCCTCTTGCTAGGTTTGTATCATTAGCAATCACTATTTCCAACACCAAATCAGCCAGTTTCCCTATAAGGGCTTGTTTTTCCAAAACCGTGAGATTCCGGGTATTAGTGACTCGGAACGGTTGTGGTAGAGGCTGAACTGGTGCGGGTCGGATCCTAGCATAATCTCGAGCAAACGCAATCATACCCGCGTTGACAGTCTTGATAGGTATTTGCTTTGCTGCGCTAGAGCCTCCAAGCGGCACAGCGGCAATTGTCTGGCCCAATTTTGCTAAGGAGAACTGACTTAGTCTAGGTAATGTAATTCTCAAGCTTTGCATTATTTGTAATGCCTCAGCTTCTTGTTGCTGTGTGCCTTTGGCCAACAAATTAGTGTGCAGCTTGTTTGCAGCTTTTTGCTGTATTTGTCCCAAACCCAAGAAGATCTTCTTGAGGTCATCATCATTCAAGATTTTGCTCAAATCGTTATTGGTTACTTGGGCAACAACTTGATTCACATACTGATCACCAATTTTGGTAGTGCTTTCTTTCCCGCCAAAACGAACTTGTTGATACCATTTCATGAAATCTGCTGCTGAAACATTTTCCAACCCTGCTTGTCGCCATGCTAAATTCAATTGGTTGGCGTAATTACCGGCTGTGAGTTGGGCTGCTGCGGCTGGGTTACTAAAACTCTTTGCCCATAATGCTATTTCACGCCCAAGTCCCATAGGGGCACCAAAAGCCTCATCAAGCTGTGGCTTTGCTACACTGTTTATGAGCTTTCTCATATCCTCGGCATTACTCATGACCTTTTCCTTTTTTAACAGTGTTAAGCTTACGCATAAATTTGGTTGATTCTTTACATAAGATGCTCTTTACTAACCGTTTGGTTAAATCTTCAGCTACTTCTGCGTCATAGCTGGCATGGAGTTGCTCAATAAGGTGAATAGCACTACTGATTACATGAGCAGCTCTACTTTCAATAACTGAGTGTTTGTTTTTAACTGGAACGAGCGAATCCAATTCCTCAATAATAGATTTCTGTTTGTTCAAAGCCTGTCAACCCAATTTTTGAATATTTATGCTCACTCCATAAATATTTTTGACACTGTTTTTGGGCTCACATTATGACACAAATTTTAACAGAACAAATGAGAAGCTTGGCTAAAAGATTACATGAACTGGATAGTTCACCGGGCGCTGCAATGGTTCCTGGTAGTAAGGAAACGGTGCCTATAGAGCCAACGCAAGGGAGTGTTATGCCCAAGCAATTGGCTGACATTCTTGGTATGCAGGACATAAACTTATTCACCCGTGCCTGGAATAAATTACGTCAGGGCAGAGAACATCAGCTCACACGTCAAGAGATGGCAGAACTTAGCATTGCATTCATGAAATTGGTGCTGGCTGATCCCAATGATACAACCAAAGCCATGAGCTTGTTGCGCCGGATCAGCGCCAAAAATCCAGAGTAACTATCGCCTGATCAAGGATGTAAGCTCTTTGAGCTTAGCAAGATTGTTTGCTGGAGCAGACATGGTATCAGTATTTGCAGGGGGAATAGGTGCAGCACCTGTTGCCCCAGTGTTTTTCCTACGCAAGTCTGCCATCATATCTGCTGCGGTTTTTACTGGCACTTCGCTTTCATTCTCTTCCAAGTCATAGATGCGCAGTGTTTCAACATCATACCCCATAATAACCTTGCTGCCTACACCACTGCTGCTTCTTGTTTTCAAAAACTGGAATTGATACTGCCCGCGCTCTCTCATGGCTGGCGTTGATAAAATGCTGATCACATTATCTGCGGTTTGAATCTTCGAGATACCGCCTGCAATATGACTGTGATCATGCTCCATTTCATTAACCGCAGATCTCCCAAGTTGCGAAGCGGTCTGGAGCACCATATTACGCTCTACTGCCAACCCGCGTAGTTCCTCAGTTACAAACTTGTCCTTGATGAAAAGGTTACTAACGTCAATTCTCTTGTTGTTAGGAAACATGAGATCAAGATAATCCACCATAAGTGCGTCGCATTTTTGCCCTGTCTCAATCTCATAGTTTTTCAAAAACGCTCTCAGGTCGTTAGTAGTTGTGCCTTGAGGCATCTGTTTCACATACAATGTGCCTGCACGTTTACCCGCTTGCACCACTTTGATCTCAACCTCATCCATTCTCTTGAAAATCTCTGTAGTAGGGATATGTGCCACCATTGAGTCCAACCTCATGGAGATCATCTCTTCCGAAAGCTCAAGACTGATGTAGATGACATTCAATCCCATCTTCACTAAGTTGACTGCCATGTTTTGCAAAGTGACGGATTTGCCCCCTCCTGAACCAGCGGTCCAAATGGTGATTTCTTTTCTGTTCACACCGCCATACAGCTTTTGGTCCACAGTTTTCCAACCAGTGCTGACCTGACCATTTGAGTTTTTGATTCGCATCAACCGCTCTCGGGGATTGAGAAAGTAGTTGGTGCCAATGTCACTAGTAAGCCCAACTAAGATAGCTTCTTTGACTCGCTTTTCCACCTCAGCATAGTTGCCTTTTTGAATCAACTCTGGTGCACTCAGCACAGCATCTGCAATGGCTCGGTTTTTACAAAACTCTTCAATTTGATCCAGAAAAGCTTGTTGCAGTTGGGGATTGATGTTGTCAATTTTTTCAAAATCAATACCAAATTGCGCACTCAATTGTGCTGGCTTAGGCAATGCCCTGTATTGATTTGCGAAATCAATAACAAAACGCATCACAGGTCTCAGCTTGTTCACAAAGTATTTGGGCTGCAATATGTTTTGGCAGCGTGCATAAATCTCTTCATCACTCAACAGAACGCTTACCAGCATTTTTTGCACGTCTTCGTTGTAATCTTTTGCTTCAGCCAAGGTTATCCCCTAAACATTTGTCGTTTGATGCCGATCTCAACATCGTTTTTTGTGCGACTTTGAATCACACTTGTAATGGTATAGAGTTGACCATACCTCCTGCAAGCCTCAGCAGCATCTTTTACATCATCTTCCCACTCTGGGAAACTCACACTCCAGCCAAACATCAATGCTGTGTCAATCAATTCTTGATTCTTACGCTGCCGGTCAGGCAACACTATGATCTCTTGATCCCTGGCTACCAATTGGTATATTTGCTGTTCACTAAGAGCGCTGCCCAATGCTGCAACGCCCTGTGTGGCAATAGCATCAAATCCACCCTCAACCAATATGGCAAACTTGCGTCCAGGAATATCCAGCACATCATTATTGAACAAATATCCATCTGGTATGCTGCTGTTGAAGTAGCGAGAAGTTCCAGGCGGTGGCGAGCCTGCATATCTTGCAGTCCACCCCACAATTTGGTTATGTGAGTAAAAGGGTATTAACACACGATTGTTCAATTGATGTTTTTTGTTGGGACTCCAATAATAATCGTAACCAGCTGCTATGTCTTCCCCACGACTTTCAATATACTCAACAACCTTCAAAAAATCAGGGTCAAACTCAGACTCGGAAAGAAGGCTCTCTATGGGCCTTGCGCCCTCAGGCATTTCAACAGTGGGGAATTTTTGGAAACTGATCTTAACAGATTCTGGTGACGAGATCCGTCCATCCAGTTCTTTTTGTAATATTTCCATCTTCAAAGATTGAATGCTGCTTCGCGGCACGCCCAACCAGTCAAGATACTGTTCAAAACTGCTGCTTAACCTAGTGCCATCAAATCTTGTTTTGAACCCACAATTGAAACAATGGATGCCCAGTTGACCATCTTCTGAAAGTCGAAGATTTCCGCGCATGCGAGTATCAGCTTTGTGGCCTCGATGGCTGCAACAGACTGCATTGTGTATTACCCATCCTTTGGGTGTAACTCTCCGCTGAACTGGAAGATGCTGCATAATTAGTTCGTGTATCAAACTCATACACTATTATAGTCAGCTTTCAGCTTATTTTGTAGAGTATTTTATCTATTGTTCCTCGATTGATTGGATCTGGAATACACACAAATCTGATCCAACGACAATTGATAGCAAAAGTATAACTCCGCAATGAGGTAGTTGTGCTGTCATAATAGTCTTCAGTTACTCCTGGACTGAGATCCACATAAAACCAACTCCGCTCAACTGGTGCTAGGTTTTCCAAACTGGCTTGTATTTTAAAGTACCCTTGCCAATTGGTTTGATAGAAGGCAACTGAAAATAGCCCAGTGTTGTTACCTACACTGTTTTCTGCCCTAATAGCCCCACTAACCAACCATTCTTTCATTTCATCCCAGTCTACTGTTATGGGCGTGAGTTCAGAACCCTTGAGTGTAACACTGGGAATAAATGTGCCGCCCACACTGTCATACAAATCAAAATCACCAATTGTGGAATTGTTGATATCTGTGTAAAGCATCTCTTGATTTTGATAAGGGCGGGTGATTTTCACTTGGTAGCGATATCCGCCTAAACTCCAATTGGATGTATCGTTGCTGCTTAGCACAACTTGTGCTCTACCTTTGAGTTCATCTGTTACAGTACAAGATTTTTCCAGGACTATTGTCTGTGTAGCTGCATGCTCAATTACGATACTGAGTTGGCAATCCACTAATTTGACAGGCCTGCGGTCATTGTTACGTACAACAAAATCAATAATGTTGTAGTTGTTTTTGTATATTTTTGTGTTGTAATTTATCATGGGCCTATTGTAATTTGGGGCGCGATGATCAGTCATGCTCAATTGAACTGGCAGTCTGTAACTGTAGAGATATATCAAGCTCATTGGGATAACATCATCAACAAAAGATTTACACCTATTTAAGAGTGTCTTAAATAGGGCTTGATGGAAAACACACCGCAACAGAGATGGCCATTTTTAACAGAAATCCGCTATCTCAACAAAGATTACACTGGCATTGTTCAAAATGCTGACAACACAATGCTGCACATGTATGTGATTGACCAGACCATGAGCATCCAACAGAAAAAAGAGATTATCCAATGTGGAGAGCTCTATTGGTGGGGTAGCAATCGCCAAATTCCCATCAATGTGTTCTTGCGGGAACGGTTCCGACCCTTCAAAGGGTGTTTGAAGACCTTTGTGAGAAAAGAAGTAACTGTGTTAAGCGGCCCTTTACCCAGCTTGGACACACTTATTAACAAGCGTGGCAAAAAGCGCACAGTTCAGCTTGTTAAGAGCACAAGCTAGCCACCGATCATCAAAAAGTGCACACAGCCATCTAGTTTGATGGCTATTGTGACACTCTGATCAGGGGCAGTAAATTCAGGCAACAAGCAGTCTATGCCCTGGAGGTTGAGCCAGGTTTTCACAGTTTCCTGTGTTTGGCTGTCCCAAACCTCAAACAAGGTCATATAGGTCAATGCTCTTTCAATAGCATCTAGAGTGGACTTAGTCCCCAAGTGAGGTCACCTGCACCTTCACCTTCACACTGCCATCTTTGCCTACCTTCACTTGTGCAGGACGACGAGACTTGAGATCCTTTTCGTCACCTTTGCTCCACTTCATCCAAGTGCCAGTGAGAGTCCAGGCCACTGTAGCAGCATCAGTTTCGTCACTGAGTTTTAGGCTGGCGCTGAGTTTGTCTTCACTTTCGCCAAAAACTTCCAGGAGGTAGTTGTTTTCCAGTTCACTGAGAAAGCTTAGTGTGGTTCCAAGATCAGCTAGGGAAATCTTGGGTGCCCGGAACCAAAAGTGTTTTTTGATGTTCTTTTGACGAGACAGCCAATCATTTTCCAGGTTTTCGCGCACCAATACCTTGGTCTCACCCACTGTAAGATGGTAAGTGTGTCCAAACATATTGGCAGAGTGTTGCCAGTCTAGTGATTTGCTCATACATGTTGCTCCTTATACCTGTACACTATAACTGCCATTTGCAATTAATTCAACCAGAAGGTTGAGCTGCACTTGGATAGCCACAGCGAGACTGATTGCATGTGATTTTTTGAAGCTGTAGTTTTGGTTAGGGTCAGGAGTCCAAATTTCAGGATCAAGGCTGTGCCAACCTTGATTTTGACATTTCCCAACCAAATGCCTTTTGCCAGGCCGGATCAAAGCCAAAATCATAGCCAATTGCACAGTGCTCTTGGGCTTCAAGCGGCGTACTAAATCAAAATGGTTATTGATATGGGCAAGCTGCTTAACAACTTCTTCATGTTCTAGAAGTTCCCACATTGGAGCAGTGCTCATCAACTGTGATAGATGTGCCTCACTTTGTACCCCAGCATAGATGCTGTTGTTAAGTATATCAATTTTGTAACAGTTTTTTTCTTCAGCAACATCATAAGATATGCTGCAACATTCCAAAAATGGATGTTGGGGGACGTTGTGGAAATATACACCGCTGTTGTGCAAGGAATACTTGTTGTTCTTGACAATACTGGCGGGAATATGTGGAACTACATTGAGCAGTTTTTTCCTATCTCCAGTGTCAATGTCAATATCGCCAAGGAATGCCAATACTTTAGGTTCCACCTGTTATCCTATCCATTTGTTTTGACAACGTGTCTACTTTTTGTGTCAGCTTTGTTAGACTATTGTTAGCTCTGATAAGACGATTATGTAAATCAATACAGGTTTGTGATGTTTGAATAATTTTTCGTTCAAGATCTTCAATCCATTGAGGATCAACCATCACAACCTTTTTGCCATCAACTTCCAAACTTTGTAATTTGCCAAGGCTTGTTAAGCTTACCTTGCTCTTGCTGATCAAGGTGGGCTGCGCAGCAGGTTCCATTTCCTCGTTTCCATACATATCTAGATTCAAACGATCACTCATGCATTTTTCCTACATTCCAGCTTCTGTCAACACACTTTTGATTAAATCAGCCTGTTGTTTATAACGGAGCAGTCTTACCTTCCATTTTTTCACTGGCGCAACCGTTTGTATCAAATACAGTTGCTCAGGATTACATCTTTCAAAAAATTCCACTGCGCTGTTACAATTATATAGCATCCAAGGGCTGATTTTGCCTTGTGATATCCATCGAGTAGCTAAGTTTGGATTTACCTTTATCCAAAAGTCTTGCATGGGCAAGTCTTGCTCTTCAGTCCATTTTTGAACTGTGCGCAAGCTTCTCTGCAATCCCATTTCAGGGGTTTCATCATGCAACAGCTCACTCAAAAAGCTGTTGTATAACAGCACATCACTCCATTTTTTGAAATCAGCTTTTTGTTTCAATAACCACCGCACATATGTTTCAATCTCCTGAACTTGCTGCTCAATCAACCAATTGCCAAAGCGCACAAACTCAGTGTAATGCCTACTAACACAAAACTCTTGATAACTTTTGCTCTTGAGTGTTGTATTTTTCGGTGCTGTGCCTTCATTAAACAATAGATATGATGCATACCCCAGCTTGACATCTGGATTGTATTGGGCTTCACTCCTGCGCCTTGGTTCGCAACTGTGGGAAACCAAGGTTGCTTCTTTGGCAAATGCTTGTTGACACCAAGTGCAGAAGTGGGGCCGATTTAAATCAATCGCCTTTGGCAGCTTTTTTGAGTTCGTCTTTGAGCTCTTTGATACCACGGTCATCCATTCCACTGTATTTGGCAATTTCCATCAACTCTTCATCACTGTGATTGGTTTTCAAAATCATCATCTCTGCTTCATTTACATCACCATACAATTGAGTCAGCAAAGCCTCTGTCTTGGGTGTCTTGGAAGCTGTAGACTTGGTGCTGATCCACTGATGGTACTGTTTTTTCCCCACACCAGCAACACACATCAGCAAGTATTGCAGTTCTGGATGTTTGCCTAAATTCCATAAGCCATTGTTCACAAGATCATTAGCTGCCAGTACAAAATATTCTTTGTAGGGATTTGAGTCTGGGACGGCAGAAAGCCAGCGAACTACCACTTTCGGTACAAAGCCCTTGCGCTCTTCTTCAGTTAAATTTGCATAAAATCCGCGATCCTTTTTGTCAATAGCCTCCAGCAGTACCATAAGGTCCAGTTTGAAGCTTCTTTTTGCTGTTGCTGCTTTTGCCATAATATTTCCTTATCTAGTGTAATTGTAGGCTGTAATCTTGGTTCATTCAAGGCATCCATATAAATATCAGTAACTGCAATTGGTGCAGTTTTATGGGGTTACCCGCCCCGTATGGCCTAGAACGCCACGTAGGAGACCAAAAGCAATGGGACGACCACTTAACAAAAAATATTTTGGCAGCTTGGCTGCCTCGGGAATTGGAGGCGAAGGTGTTGCCTCTGTAACCATAACCGGACAAGGTAATTATACTAGTTTGCCAACAGTGGGCTTTAGCCCGCCATTATTACCAGGCGGCATTTCAGCTGTGGGTAGTGTGGTGATGGAACTGCGCACTGTTGCCATCAACAATGCTGGTGGATCTTACACAGCAGGTGACGTGCTAGTGATCGGCGGCGGCGCTGTGGTAGGTGATACCACTGCTGGCACATACACTGTGCAGGCCGAGATAGTTGTTGACACAGTTGACGGTATCACAGGAGCTATCACAGCTTTTGAAGTTTTGGCCGTTCGCGGATCATATACAGCACTGCCTGCAAAGGTTGCTGGAGGCAGCAATATCACAAACCTCAGCCTAGATGGCGGCTCAGGCAACAACGCTCGTGTGGATGTAACATGGCGGGTTCTTTCTGTTACTGTGACAACAGCTGGTTCAGGTTACATTAGTGTAGCTGATGCTCTACCTACTTTCAGCGCCGGTACTGCTACAGCAACTGGCGCAGCAGTGCTCACCAGCACAACTGAGCCAGCTATCACTCCTTATGCTGTTACCATTGACGGTGGCACAGTTTTGCCAGCCGATATCATCAAACAAACTGGTGACAACAACTACATCATGGAAACTACAGAAGGGCAAACTCTCTGCACGTTGGGTACTACTGATACACCTGTGTTTGGCGGCGCATACCTTCTGGCAACTGACGCAAATGGCAGCACATACTATGTGACAAAGCTTACAGCCCATCTTGCTGTGTTGACCCAAAAAGCTATGGTTGGCAGCTATGTTTGGCAAACCGGTGAGCTAGCTCCTTGGGGCCTTGAGGCTGCTGACAACCTTGTTGTGCAAATCAACAATACCTAAGACAGTTTCGCTGCCTTGGTAAAGCAGTGGACTCTGGAAACCCTCTCAAGCAAGCCCGAGCGAACTTGAGAGGGTTTCTTTTTGACTACCAGGTAATATAGGCTTGGGAGATGCTGTCACGCAGTTGACTTGTGTCCACATCAACCATCTGATCTGGCATATAGCTGCTGGGCCCCTGCCGCATAGTGACTGCATCCACATACATTGAAAATTTACCCTCTTCGGCAGTTTTCAACACGCTGGGAATCTCCAGTTCCTGCAGGATTGGGTCAAACTGTTGCACAAAAGCCGTATCCACTCCCAGCATACTGAATCTGGCGTTGTAGTGGGCCTGGCCTTTTTCCTGCCGAAGTCGCAGAACCAAGTCCAACCCAGTGAGATCGTGGGGGGCGAAGTTTTCACCAAATCCCACATTTTTGTAGCCGAGTAGAAGAACGTTCACACCTTCCTGCCAGCAACGTTCCAGGAGTTCTGCTGTTTCAGCAAGGTCCACGCTGCCTACCACATGCTGAGCCATAATGGAGGGCAGTTTCCACCACTTCTCGCCCTGACTCTTCATGTGATTGTCTAGGTTACTCCTAATCTTGGAGATTTTGTTCAAGTCTTTGGCATTGTGAATACTCACACCAATAGCACCAGCATGGTTCACTACAGCCAATGCCTTCTCCCGATCCAAACTCCACTTAACACCAAAAGTAGTGAAGTTTGGTACAATGTTCTTACTTGCGGTGTACTGAATGATCTCTGCGAAATTGGGGTGGTCAGTTGTCTCCCCGCCACCATAAGCAATTTCAAACACTCCCATCCGACTAAACGTATCAACCAAATTGAGAACTTCACTCAGTTGTGCATGCTTGCCTTCTGGGGTGCTGCCCTGATAACACCAATTACATTTGTAAAGGCAGTGGTCGGTCAGCTTAACGTCGACGAGCTCAGGATAAGTGCTCTTGACGTAAGGAAGAGCGTCATCTTGCATGCTGAGCCGCACCTTGTGCCCACTGCTGGGGCTGAACAAGGTCCAATAATCCCCATCCTGGCGAATGCGCTTTTCGCCCGAGTGTTGGATAGCCGCAGTGATGTCGTTCTCAAAGCTGCCGTCTGGGGGTGTTTGCCCATCGCTGTTGTCGTTCCCGCCGAGGATAACAACATCATCGCGCATCACATACTGGTAGAGGCTCTTGACAAATCCACCATCAACAGGATCTGAGCTTGAGAAAATTCCCCAAATGCTTTGATGGTCCACACCATAGCTGCAAAAAGTGTCTGCTGTGTAGTTTGTGCCAAGCCAGCTGTTCATCAACTGAACAGCGGTTTCCCCTGACACATTTTCCCTATCCAGAGCATGGTATAGCTGGGTGGCAAAATACGCCGACTTGCTTTCTTGATCAGCCAGGGTGAACTGTTCCCAACCATATTCAAAGCGGTTGTGCTCATCTGTGCCAACCCGCATTCCGGCTGGAATCATCACAATGCTGTGACTACTACTGCTGTTGGTAGCAAAGCCAGCCCGAACGTTGAAAATCTTCACAGCAACCTCTCTCGTGTGTTCAACCATTATACACACGAGAGAAAATACGTCAAGCTAGACCAATTGGCGAATATCCAGTTGATCGGGCAGCTTGCCCAGCTCTTTCACAAAAAACACACATAAGGGATTACTGCCTTGGGTCAATGGAAAGGCCAGTATGTGTCCATTCTTCAATCTGGGAAAATACCACTTGACATCACTGAACACATTGAGAATTTCAATGTTACAGAAATCAGGCATGTAGCCTTTTATGGGATTGATACAAAATGCATCAAAATCCTTGTCGTTTAGGTCCACTAGCTTCATGATTTCCAAATCACCAGCGTGTTTGTCTCCCACAACAATGCTCCAATCCAAGGGCATTTGTATGTTGTAAGGTCCAATTTTGATATCTGCACAAGGGCTATGGAAAATATCTAAGAAGATCAATGGGTACCAATAGTAGTCAATGTTGTGGCTATCACTGTAGTCAAGAACGCAATAGCGCAAATCATCCACTTTTTCAGGAAGTTGATTCAAGTCATACGCTGTATTTTCTGTGGTCAAAATGCGCAAAGGAGTTTCCTAATGTGATGATCACTTATTTAAATTGAAATCACACTAGTAACGGATTTTTTTCACCTCAAAAGGGTATTCACTTGTTTTGTAAAACTGTTTGCGTTTGTTAAGATGGCTGTTACTGAACTTCATCTTGCTGCTGATGTCATAAATTTGAACACTGCTCTTGTCATCTGCCATTCGTAATCCACGCCCAATGCTTTGAATAGTTCTTACAAAACTTTTGCCTGCTTCAACCAATACTAGATTGAAGATTCTGTTGATTGAAATACCTGTTGACGTGGTGCCATATGTGGCTACCATTATTTTATTATCGCTGAAATTGATCTCTTTGTAATGCTCTCTACGATCTTTGGCACTCATTTCTCCTGAGATGAATACTGCTCCACTTAGTTGATTATAGAGTTTTTGTCCAGTTTCAATACGGTCAACAAGAACAAGTGTGTTTCCTGACTCAGCTATTGTCTCGATAGTTTGTGCCATCCATTGCAGCCTCTGATCATTTGTGACCAAAAACTTCAACTCTTCCTGGTAGTTTCCATATTGGAATGTTTCTTGTGTTTGTAAGCATGTTACATCACACTGTGCCAGCACTCCTTTGTCTTGCAGTTCTTTGGCAGTAAGGCTTCCAATTTGCGGCCCAATAGCAGTAAACAAACCCACTTGTTTGTATTCTTCCTCAGGAACGGTGCCAGTCAGTCCCCAACGAATGGGAATGTTTTTGAACACGCTTGTGAGTAATTGATGTAACACATTTAAATCTTTTACTCCATGGCACTCATCACAAATCACACACACCAAATCTTTCAAAAATGTCTCTAACTGATCTCCATCAAGAGAGTCTTTGTTCTTTTTGTCTAGAACATTCAAGCTCTGCCATGTGCAGATAGTGTGTTTGCAGGTGTACTCTTTTCGATCACCAAACAATACCCCTACATCAAGACCAATATTTCGATAATCTTCTTCTGTCTGTTGCACAAGATTCTTGTTAGGAACAATAACGATAGTTCGTCCACGCTCTTCAACAATTTTTGAAAGTGTGGCTGTTACAATAGTTTTGCCAGCTGAAGTGGGTAGTACATTGACCCCTTGTGGGTTTTGGAGACAGAGATTGATGGCGTCTACTTGATAGTCTCGCAATTGAATTGGTTGACCAGCAAATCGATGCCCTGCAGGCCAAGTCAAAGGACTTAGAAAATTCTCATCAATTGATGGAAAGCTGATGTTGTGAAATGCACGTTGATCGTCAATCTCAAACTCATAACCATGTTCTTGTAAAACAGGTAATAGTCGATCCAGAATGTTGAGATAGGTTTTGCCTCCGAGTGTCATATAAGACATGCACCCGTTCCATCTACCCATACGAAAAGCTGGGGAATATCGGGCTTGTGGTAAGAAATATTCAACAGACTTAACCATTGCACGTTTTACGGGCAAATCTATATTTTTGATAGATATATTCACTTCATCTTCTATGATAATTTTAGCTATCTTTGTCATATAAATCCATAATTAATAAATGATATCATAGTGTATCACAGCCAATATAATAATGCAATGACATAAATAGACTTGTGGTTCACGGAGTTGGCGCTCCCAACCACTCTATCGCTTAGAAGGAGCAACAGCATATGGCTATTTACAGAAAGTATCCCCTTGGATACTATGTTTATTATTATTTGAGAAATCAAGACAGCGAAACCACTAATCAAGGATTATGTGGCACCCCGTATTATGTAGGCAAGGGATGTGGTGCGCGCGCCTGGAGGTTTCACACAAAAAATATACGAATACCGAAGGATACAACTAATATTGTAATAATTACAGAGGGACTGACCGAACACCAGGCTTTCCAAATAGAATCATTGCATATAAAACTATGGGGACGTAAAGATCTAGGAACAGGCATATTACACAACAAAACAAATGGTGGTGATGGAGCAAGCGGAACAGTTCGATCTCCAGACACACGGGAAAAAATACGCCAGACTTTGAAAGCTCGTCCTGGCCGCAAGCATTCAGAATCTACTAAGGCACTCATAAGTTTACGTAATAGAGAACGGGTGTTAACTCCTGAGGCTAGGGCAAAAATGCTTGTCAATTTGGAAAAAGGTAGGGGCAAACAATCGGAACAAACCCGACAAAAGATAAGTCAAAAACATAAGGGGCGCAATCGCTCCGAAGAACACAAAGAATCATTGCGAAGAGCATGGATAACTCGGGACAAGACGCCTTACAACAAAGGAACAATCAGTCCTAGACTATGCTGTATCCAGTGCCATAAGGATTATGGCATAAGTCAGTTCAAAGTACATTTGAAATTAGGATGTGATGCAATATCACAATAAGGATAATTTAAGGGATTACTGGTAATTAGGGTGTTGTAAGAATGCAACACCCATCGTCCCATTTTGAAAGCGGGACTATACCGAGCTGATGGCAAGAAGTATTTGACAGAATTAACCAATGCTCTCTTGACAGGTAGGTCGATCCCTGTGATTTGAATGTTTACCTCGTCTTGAATAATTATCTTTGCAACTTTGCTCATGTTTCCATCTCAGTTTCAAGTATTGATTGTAATTTAGCATCTGACTTCAGCCAAGTTGTGGTAGTGTAAATACTCTTATGCAACTTAGTGAATTGGAAATAACCAAACAATTGAAAAAGCGCGGACCTGTTCACTGGCAAGAAGTTGTGAACAAACATGGCTGGGCGCTTGTTGGGTGGGGTAATGAGGCTGTAGTGGTAGGTCATCCTGAAAAACCCTATGTGCTTAGAATTTTCAGTAAGGACACGCCCTATGTGGATTGGGTCAATTTAGTTAAGTCACATCAAGAAAATCCACATTTTCCCAAATTCAGCCGCTACGTAAGACCTATTCCAGGAACTGAAATGAATTATGTGAGAATGGAAATATTAAAATCCATTACGCAAAATCAATTGATGAAAGATTATCTACCAGAATTAGCATATTTGTATATTCAAACAACACTGCTGGGATATCAGTTTGAATTAGACTTTGCCCTAACAGTAGGGGTTTACCTCCGAGAACTTTCAAGAGGCAGTATTTTTGACAAACAAATTCAAAACGAACTATGGGAAAAAATTGGAAAACCAGACAGCTCTTGGAAACAGGCAATAGACTTATTGTTGACCTTACACCAAAAAAGTAAAAAGTGGCCTAGTGAGCTGGATATGCATTATGGCAACTTCATGCTACGAGGCAATATTCTTGTAATCTCTGACCCCCTGAAGTTACCTAGTCACCATGCATAACTTACACGAGCTAGAGATTACAAAAGACTTAAAAACCAAAAGCCTTAGCGAAATATTGCGCAAAAATGGATGGCAATTATTGGGCACAGGCAAAGAAGCGTTTGTTGCTGAACACCCCAAAGAGTCTTATGTACTGCGCATCTGGGTCAAAGGCAGCCGGTATGAGCACTTTGTTGAGTTTTGTAGGCACAACCAACACAATACTCATGTTCCCAAATTCAGTAGATATATACGCCCTATTCCTGGGACACCTTATGTGTATGTGCGAATGGAAAAACTATTACCTGTTAGTTTGAATAGATTAACACAAAATTATATGCCTGAGCTGCTATATTTGCACCTCTTGGCCAAAAAATATAATGTTCGTGCCCTAGTGGACCATGTTTTTGATGCAGTTGCAGATTTTATCTATGCAGAGGGAATTGATATAGAGTCAATATCTGACATAATGGGAGATCTTTGGGACATTTGGCAAACGATTGGTCCCCCAGATCCCAGTTGGAAACAAGTATCCCAAAATTTGATTTCGTATGCCACTCACTATGGATTAACATCCTGGGATTTACACAATGCAAATTTTATGACCCGAGACGGCAATCTAGTAATAACTGACCCATTCTTTTAAAAAATGGGGAGGAGCAATCCTCCCCATTTTTTGTCACACCTTACTGCGAAGTGCAGCCAGCTTTTCGTGCAGGCTGTTGCTTTTGCCTTTGCCGTCAACTTCTGCAAGAGCAGCAGCTACAGCAGAGTCGTTGTCTGAGGCCTTGCCCAGTGCATCACTCCGAATACGGTTAGCAGCAGCGCGCTCGCGAGACTCACGAGCATTTGCTGCCATAGCATCCAGTGCTGCGTCTGTACCCGACAGCCCTTTGCTGATGCCAGCCATACGTTCCCGTTCTGCTCGGCGTGCCTCAGAGACCTTGGCCTCCTGTTCCGCACGCTCTTGGTCTCGGCGAGCACGGTCCAGCTTCTGCCGGCCTTCGAGGACCAGTCGCTGGGCATTTTGTGCAGCTTGGCGAGTTTCAGTAGCCCACTCAGAGGCATCAGCAGCCTCTTCCTCAGCATCCTTCAGCTGAGCTTGATACGAGAGTGCTTCATCAGCAGCCTTGTTGGCAGCAGTTTCGTTACCAGCGGTCAGCAGCTTTTCAGCAGCAGCCGTGTAGCGAGCTAAGTTACTTTGGATGTTGGCTAGTCGCTCAGCAGCCTGCTTGCTGTCAGTTTCAGCTCGTGCAGCAGCCGTAGCCATCTCCTGGGCCTGAGTGTCCCACTCCCGTAGCTGGGCTGAAGAAACTGCCTCAGGGTCCCATTGGGCCATCAGCTTGATTGCCCCATCGTGCAGTGAGTCCATCTTGCTTTTGAAGAATGAAGTGAAGAAAGCCATGTTTATATCCTTTCAGTGGATTGATATCATCAGTAGTGTATTTGTAGTGTGTGGTTGTGTCAATAGTTTTATGGCCGGAGGTTCCTGCTAAACGGGCAAATTAACCCCTCCTTAACCCTGTTTCCAAGGTCCCAATACGGAGCCCGCCCTGGGAGTTATCAGGGCAATTTTCCCCGGCTCAGTGCGCTATGACACAACCACAACCTCATCAAAGCCTTCGTCCTCAGTGGGTATCTCCAAGTGACTGGCCATGCCCTGGAGGATGTTCCAGGGAATATGCTTGCCTGGCCGGCTGGCGAGCCTGCGTTCCAGCTCCTTGGGCTCAGGAGTGGGAAAGAACACTGCCACCTTCCGGTAGGTGTTGGGCACAGAGGCCAGCTTAGCTGCACGGCTTTTGCTGGTGACATTGGTTTGATCCCAACAAATGTCGTCTCCATCCTTGATGGCAATGGCCAAATCAGCGTTCATGATGGAGGTAGCACGCTTCACAAAGCCCTTGAACACCTCGCTGTATGTTCGGCCTTGACGAGCTGCCTCAGCATCAATGTGCTGATCGGTGCTGATGATAGCAGTGTCTCGACCAAAGCCCTGCTGATCAAGCCATGTGGACTTCCCGCTGCCAGGCACACCCACCAACATCCATAGAGTAGGCATCTTACATCTTCCCCACGCAGTAGGGCATATAGCGGCGGTTGGTTCCAGCCTCAGCTTCGGCACGGTTCATGCCAGCCACAGTGGCCCGTTCGAACTCGCAGCCTTTGCTCACAGTGTCCAGGCGCCTGGGCTCAAAAGAAGGATCTCCTGTGAGCATGAGAGTTACGACGAGAATGTTACCCATCTTGATTTCCTTTCTTATTCCGGCCAATTGTCAGCAAGCTGGCCCACTCGGAAACTGCCGTCTTTCATTTCCAGTAGGTTGAAGCCACAGTCACTCATCTCATCCAGCACCGCAAAATAGCGCATCTGTGAGACCTTGACGGCTGGCACAGTGTTGGTTGGTTCAACGTATTCATTTGGGGTGGAACCCTCAAGATACACTCCAATACTGGTGCCCTTGAAATAGTCATCCTCGTTAGGCGGGCGCGGCCCCAACATTTGCCAGTTGCTGGAATTTTCACAATAGCTTTGAAACTCCTGCATTTCATTGCCCTCAGCATGCTTACCGTAAGCTGTTTTCAGGATTTGCGGATTGCGCTTGAGGAACTCTGCGAGATAAGTCAGCGCAGCTTGATCGGTAGGTGTCATGAATATTCTCCTTGTTTGCGCACTTTAGCGGTAACGTTGGCTTGCGTCAATCTCTTCTTGGGTGTAGCAACCTCCCATACGGTCTGGGTTGCGTTCCCAGCTGGCTGCTGTAGCTGCCTCTTGCACTTTTTTGAGGTCAGCTAGGATGCGCTCCAGCTCGCTGATGTTCACTCGGAGGAACTCTGACGTGACTCGCTCAGCCACCCCATCTCCGCCTGTGTAAAAGTTGATGCTGTCAAATAGCAAGCCGCGCTTGCCCAGGATGGTGTTCTCAAGGTTGCGGATAACTTGGTCCAGTGTCATGCTATTCCTCCTGTGCTACATCTGTGTCCCCGATATGGGGATACTCTTTATACAGGCAGGAGTTGATCTTGAAAAAGATCTCGTCAGACGATGCATCATTCGATCTCAGATACAGTTCGTCTCGAAGGTTTAAAAGAGACTTCACTACCTTGTTGTGGGGTTGGAGTGTTTTTGTTGATTTCTCGCCCGTAGTCATGCTAAATCTCCTTGGCCATCAGTGCCATCACGCCCGTGAAGCCATACATGGCAACGCCCCCTTGTTCTTGCTCAAAGAGATGGCGCACTTCGGTGGCCAGGGCCTCCTCGCTCATCTCATGCAGCCTGTCGTCATCGCGGAGTGTGAACTCCACAGTCACCAGCACTCGCTTCATGCCATTTTTCCTTTCTGTATCTATCAAGCCCGAACCATATCAAGGTTCTTGAGCCAAGTTTGGGTGGGATAGGGCTGGCTCACAATCAGCTGATACAGCACCATGGCCTCGCCTGGCTGCTCAAAGTCCCGTTCAAAGCCAAAATCATCATTGCCCCAAACGCACACCCGGTATTGCCCATTGCTGAGACTCATGGCACTCACCTGCACGAGTAGCGTAAGATCGTGCCGCCTGTCATCCGCAATCTGGAAGTTACCATACCAATCTTCCTGGACAGGCACAAAACATGTGACTCGCATATTCAACCCCTCTTGCACAGTGTTCGATCAGCACGCTTGCGCCACGTCGTGGGCATCGCACGCTTTAGGTCTGCTGCCTTCAGCACGGTCCTGAGGTCTACAAACTGAATCCGGTTGATGTTTTCCATCACCCACCCCATGAGATCATCCACATCCCTCTTGTTGAAATTGTATTCCCACAGCATGTCCGTTGTGTCAACTACATTACGCATGTGAATAACACGCTCACGCAGTGTGTCGACCTTGAGGTCCAAATAGTGAACTCGACTCATTATTGCATTGAGATGGTTGGCAATGCGAGGGCTCTTGGGATTGTCCCACTTGATGTTGGTGAGGAACACAACTGAACCTTCAAACTCAAAGCTGGTGGGCACTCCTTCCTTTTCAAGGACAGTACTGCTGGTGCCCCAATGCACCCGCCGGGTCTTCTTGGTGTCCAAAACTGCTTTCAGCACGTTCAAGCCATCTTCATCATACAGCAGCCCATCGCAGTCATCCAGCACCAGCACCGAGCCCTTGCTGCTGTAGCGATACAAGGTGCAATACAGAATAATGGCACTGAGATTGCCTTTTATGATTTCATACTTGGGCTCCAAGCCCTGAAGCTTGCATTGCATCCCAACAGTTTCGTCCAGCACCGTCTCAACAGTGTGGCTTTTGCCAATACCAGCAGGCCCCGAGATGATCAAACCCTTGATCACACCCGTTGTGGTGGCCTCTGTCATCTCAGCCACAATCTCAAAAGTCTCTTTGAGATCCGCACCAATCTCTGCATCGGTTCGGGAGTCAGTTTCCTCAAAGCTCATAATATCAGGGTCAGCTTGCACTGCACCTTGGGCATCAATCATCTGATAGCCGGTTGCGCTGACATAAATCCGGGCTTTACCATTCCGGGTACCTTCATGCCCACGACCATCTACAGTGATATAGGTGCCCCACTGATCAGTATTGAGATGGCCCAGCAGACGGAACACAGTTCCGTCAACGCTCACTCCCTGCCGTGTGTTTCCTTTGATCACACGCACAAAAGCGTTTTCCAGTTCCATTGGTAGGCTCCTTGTTTGCCTCAGCAGTATAGCAGGGAGAAAAGGCAATGCAAGAGGTTTTCCTTGCATTGCCTCAAAAAGTTAAGCTTCCACTTGCCACTCAATCAAGCTGTCGTTCCGCATGCTACGCCACTGGCCCTTGTCCATATCCCACAGCACAGTAACACCGTCATTGCGCTTGCGCTCACCAGTGGCTTTGCTTTCGTAGATGAAGCGGCTCGCGTCCGTTGTGGCACGCATCTTACGCACCGTTCCATCAACCTTCTTGAAGGTCACAACAACTACATTGTTCCGCAGTGCTGTAGTAAGCTTGTCCATTTGCGTATGCTCCTTGTTTGCCCACGCAATATAGCTGTGTGATGCTGGCTTGTCTATGGAAAAAACCGTCTTATTTGGAGAATTTTGGGCTTGACAGATGTCATTGGAGTCTTATGCTGGGGCATAAATGTGCAAGAGAGGGTAACAGATGTTTTACGCAGTTGCATACCTAGTGGCAGCAGTCCTGGCAGCAGTTGGAGCGGTGGCTGTGTCGGTAATGTTTGAGTTGAGTTTTTTCTGGAGCTTTGTGGTGGGAGCATCCTGTGGTATGGTTGCTGGTTTGGTTTTTGATAAGGTTTTTCCACCAAAGGCTTGACCTCGTCAAAAAATCTGCTAAATTGCAGTTGTTGCACGGAGAACAGTGATGCTTGTAAACACCAAGGACATGACTTACTGCCGCCAACTGCGTAGGTTTGTGGTGGAGGCCAGTCAGGTGGATCGCGGGGGCCACAGCTTCTGGTATGATGGCTTGCGTTTGGTGAGCCATCGCACTGGGAGTGAGGCAGAGTTCACAATCCAGCGCCGAGTTATGCACTATGGAGAGGTGACTGCTTGGGTGATGGCACCCAGCCCTAACACCCTCCAGCATATGCCTCAGCTGGCTGGCGTTACTGTTCACGTGCTCAACACTTGACACACTAAACTGAAAGGACCTACAAAATGGCTCACGAATCTTCTGCTCAGCGTCTGCACCGGCTCCTGGTGATCCTCTCTGGGGGCGGAGCTGTTTCCGACTCTCTGCTTCGGCAGGTTGAACGGGAGGCTGCCCAGGAAGCTCAGCTGGCACGGACCTAAACTGGATTGACAGCGTCGCAAATTCAGCTACATTGCTGGGCAAACAAGGGACTGTGAGTATGGATCGCTTGGCACAGATGACTCAAAAGGTGCACAGCCTTTTTGAGCTTGCTGATCAGCTGTATGGCTTGAATTTGCGGCAGACTGCGATTCGCTTTGACCTTCGAGGGATGAAGGCTGGAAAGGCCTGCTGCCGGATTTGCCAGCGCACGTTCACTCGTAAGTATTCTGTGCATTTCAACCAACAGGTTATCCAAGGGTCTGAGTTTGATGATGTGCTACAAAATGCCACAGCACATGAGGTGGCGCACATCGTGTGTTTCATGAACCCCAGTTTGGGCCGGGATCATGACCAGGGTTGGAAGAGGGTTTGTGTAGCACTGGGAGGTAATGGCAGCATCTACCACAGCTACAAAACCACATACTCTGGCGGAAACTACCACTACACTACCTCCACTGGGCAAGAAGTGGTGATCTCGGCTCATAGACACACAAAGGTGCAGAAGGGCCATAAGTACCGATTCAAGGCCAAGGGGTGGATTGATCGGAGTTGCAATTGGCGTAAACAAATTATTCCAGGGATTGATGTCTCTGGAAATACAACCACCAAGATCCCTTCTCAGAAGGATGGATCTTATGCGGCTAGGATCCGGGAATGGATCCGCACACATAAGCCCCAAGGTGCGTCTCAATCTGACATTATTCAAAAGGCTGTTGCTGCTGGTATGCGACTGAGTTCTGCCCGGTCAGCAGTTTTGACCTTTTGGGATAAGGTGTAATTACCTCTGAGGCAAAGTACAAGCTGCTTGCCGAGCCTCACTTACAGATCGAACAGGAAGTAAGAAGGGTTTAGCAGTTTTATCGCCTGGCATGGGAATTTCATATCCCACAAGAGATTCCAGTTCAACTACTGTGACCTGGAAGCTTTTGAGTTCTGTAGAGATGTTGGGTTGATTGGGAAAAAGAAAAGCCCACGCCTCGCCAGTGCGATGGCTTACAACAACCTTCCAGAGGCTGTTGGGCACTACTACTGCATTGCGGCCAATGGTTTTGGCAGTCATCACATCATAAATGTTTCCGCTGTAAACGGTATAGGTATCATTAGTCTGTTGGGTCCATCCTCTGATACCAGTCTCTAGAGTTTTCCACGCACCGCGGTTTACATTAGCCAATTGCGGGCTCATATTGCTGAGGATGAAACTCTCACGCTCAGCAGTAACACTCCACAACATATCGGCTGAATTCACCATGTGACCAGTGTCATATCCTGATTGTCGATAGTCGCCCAATTCAGCTCGCTCACCACGAGGCAAGCTTTGGTCTGGAGAGAATGCATCACTTCTCTTTCCACACCCCATGGCCTTTTCAGGCGTAATCGTATAGACAGTCCATAATGGTATCTTTGCCCTATTGTCGTGCAATAACGCATAAGCCATGCGACAGATGGGTTGGCCAGTGGGTAAATTGGCAGTGGGAAACCCCCACGGCGCTTCTGATTGACATGCCTCCATAGGCCTTGGCGGCGTTTGTTGAGCATAGGCATCACTAAGTGAGAATATAAGAGCTGAGATAGCAAAAAATAATTTGATCATGCAGGGAGTGTAATGGTTTCAATAGACAAACCCAAAATAGATCTTTCATAATTTTCATATGAACAAAGTTTTGATGTTTGATAACCCAAATGATTTTTTGACCCATTTGAAGAACTCATTAGAGAAGGAAAACACACTGTCCCAGACTGAATTGATCAGCTTACTAAAAGGCAGTGTGAGTGCTTTAGAGCAGCTTTGGACAAGTCAAAATATATTGGTCACCAAAATGGCAGAAACTGTTGACTGTCTCAACAGGCATGATGAAAGCTGGGGCCATAAGCTAGCCCAGCTCTACACTGTGTTGGAATGTGGCCAAGTAACTCCAGATGAGATGGAACAGATCTTGCGGGATGAAGTCTGTGGGAGTTAGAGCGCAATATCATTCATACCCACAGACCTAAGGCGTATGATATTGTTAAGTTGAAAACCCTTGATCTCCATTGACTTGATTACACCAAGATACTTGTTGCGAATCAATGCCACCTCATTCACTAGACTCATCATTGTTTGAACATCAGCCTCGCCATCAATGTATTTTTCAATGGCGCGGTCACTCAATTCTCTGTTGTAGCGTTCGAGATAGCGACGATAAAAGTCGCTTCTCATTTTGTCCACTTGGTTGTTGAGATGTTTCAACACAGCCTCAATCTCTTGCAGTTGACTGAAACGCCAACTTACCTGACCTGGCAGCTCTTGACTGTTTTTTTCAAGGCTGCCAAAAACCTTGCATTCTTTTTGAGCAACCTCAAGCTCATTGTTGTAGTAGTCGACCATATCAGGAATTTGCGATAGGTCGTTTTTTACTCTGTTAAACCACATGACAATTGATACTAGCAGTCGTCGTCTACGTCAACATCTCCATAGAGTTCATCAAGGGCAGAATCAAGGCTGTCATCTGCACCACGCAGTGAGTCAAGATCATGAATCTCTACATCATTTTCTTCAAAAACACTGATGAATTCCAGTGCCACATCGTCTCGCTTGCCAGAGGGAATCAAGTCCTTGACTGTTTCCCAAAGCTCTGCAATTAGTTTTGCATCAATTTCCATTAGTTTGATCTCCACAAAAAATCTGGGGTTATTTAAAGGTTACTTGGGTACAAATTGGCCGCAACTTGCATATACGTCTTGACCAACTTTCGGAATAATCTTACAGGGCATATATTGCTGGATTTGTGCAGCTATGTCATCCACCCGTAGACTTTCTTCACCCTGTTGACTGCTATAGGGATTGTATCTCACAATGTTGAACTCACTGTGAAAACTGTATTCAGCAATGGTGTTCATCAGCTCTTCAACATCTTGTTCACTGTCATTTTCGCCCTTGATAAATGCACCGTGAAACTTGATGATCTTTTTTGAAACTTGTTGATATTCCTTGAGATTAGCTAGCGCACGCTCTACTGGCATCGCAGCTGGTAACCATTTGTTTCTAAATGAAGAATTTATTGAATATATGGAGTAATACACATTCGCCGGGATAAGAGGGAACACTTCACACAGGCTTTTTTTGAGCGTTACTGGCATAATGGTAGACACGTTGAATTTTACTCGCAGTCCTCGGTCTCGTGCCATGTTACCCAGTCGCCAAAAAAGTTCTGTTCCAGTTTTGGTTATCGTGGTATTGGCTAGCGGCTCTCCCCGGGCCATGAAATTCAAGTGCACTGTTTGCGCAGGAGTGTCTTTTTCATAATGAGACAATACAGTTTCAAACTGACTGACAAAATCACTTTGGTCCAGATTCGAAAATTGTGTTTGTTTGGTTGCAGTGAGATGACACATTTGGCATCCACGGTTACAGCCAGTTTGTGAACTGAGATACGCGATGAAATAGTCAGCTTGACGTCTTACATAACGCGACTCAATAAATCCTGTCAGCTGTTGCTCAACAAAATTTACACTCGCATCCAGTTGCGAGTTGATCTGTTGTAACATACGTTGAAACTTTCTGGTTAACGGGATTTGGGCGAAGGTAGTTTTTTTTGACCAAAGTTACAATGTTTTTGTACCACTGGGTCATACTTCTTCAGACGCAACTTTTCACTAGACTTTGCACCTTTTGTAGTAACATGCGTCATGTATTTGGTTGGTGTATCATGGTCTTGATTTACCAACATTACAATTACGGTTGCTGCTTTTGCCATCCTGTGTCTCCTGCTATGCGTGATTATATATGGCAATCAGCTCAAAACAATGAGAGCGGGACATTTTGTCCCGCTCTTTGCACTGCTATGTATTGGAAGTTATGATAGATCTTCTTCAGGCTCTTGAACTTCAATATCTTCTAACACAGGGGCAATTTTGCTTAGCTTCTGATGGAACTCATTCATTATTTGATCAAGACATCCATCTTCATTGCGATCCCAAGCTTTTTCAAACTGCTTGATCTGTGTGCCATCCAAACGAGTGTAACACCACTTGTTTCCTTCTTTGACTAACAACCCTTTCTGAACAAACAGGTCATACAAGCCACTGTAGGGGTCCATGCCTCGGTCGTATGGGATTTTAACCTCAACAGTCTCAAAGGGTTTGTTATATCGCGTCTTCATTACACGACATTGAGCACGGATACCTTTGACGTCTGTTGTCTTGTTGCCCATCTCATCTTCCTTGAGCTTGAGTTTGCGCATAGCCAACACAATGCTGCTGGCGTAGATGGGGCCTTGCCCACCACTAATGACATCATCTGGATTGAACATGTCTTGGCTTGCATAACTGTGGTTTGTGCAAATCATGCCGATATCATATTCACCAAACATGTTAACACAATTTCGCACAAGCGCAGCAAGTGCACGCGGCTTGCGCCCCATATCACCCTTGAGCTCACCAGCCTCAAATTGATTGACATCAGTTGGAGTTAGGAGCATGCCTAAACTGTCAATCACAAAGAGCACGCGAGGGCGTTCTTCCTCACTCACGCTGTTGTAACGAGCTTTGTAGTCCTTCATGAAATCTGAGATCAACTTGGCAACATCATCAATCATTGCCAAGTTTGCCTTCAAAAGCTTGTCCTCAGATGTATCTACATCTAGCGCCTTTAGCCATTTTTCATCTAGTGCATTCTCACTGTCGATCAACACCACAAACACATCTTTTTTCTGTGCATTAGAGGTTAAGTTTCCTGCTGCCAGAAAGCTCTTGCCACTGCCACTTTGTCCAGCCAGCATTGTTACTTTGCCTAGCGGGATGCCACCGTCACGGAATCTACCAGAGATAGCATAATTGAGTGCATAGTTGCCTGTTGAGATCCATACCTTGGGATCGCGAAAGCCAACTGATAGTCCTGGAATGCTCTTGGCAATATCTTTTCTAAATCGGGATAAATCTAAAGGTTTCATATTTGTTCCTTTTTATGCTTGAGAGAAAATGAAGGTGGAAACTTAGTTTCCACCTTCTTAAGGCCAATTATGCCTTGGCTTGTTGCCTACGACGTAGTGCAGCCAGAATGTCTTCTGGGCTCGTCATCTTCTTGGCTTCTCCACTTTCTGCAACTGGTGCAGTGGTTGAGGATACAGCTTTTGCACCGTCGAATGGTGCATCAGCAACATCAGCAGATGCTGATGGCGCTGTCACACTAATGTTACGGGGAGTAGTTGATGGTTTGGAAAACCGTTTCTCTGCTCCTGCAACATCACGTGCCATAGATGAGCCAGAGTCGTTATCAGTTTGTAGGCCAAAAGGCTTGTAAAACTGTGCATACTTGTCTGGATCGTATGGCTTCTCATCAACTGAATCATGGAACATGTCCATAATAACCTGCATGTGTGCCTCATCTGGACGCTTGGGCAGATAGTTGCTGAGAGCAAACAGCCCATATTGATCAATAGCTGAGCGTTCATCGTCACTCAGTGCTCGCTCACGACGCGCCCAAGAGCTGGTACCATAGTCAGCATACGCACCCTTGCTCCCCTTTACCAAACGGAAATCCAGCCCGTTGTCATAGTCAATGGGGTTGTTTTCAATCTCTTGGTCAAGAAACACTGTCTTGATGCGATCAAACACACTGGGATTGATCACAAAGCGCCGAATGGGATTTTCTGGAAGATTGGCTAGATCCTCAGGATTGGGATTCTGTGTCACAAAGCCCTGGAACAAAAATGACTTTTTGCGCCAATACTTGCGTGCCATGTCCTCCATTTCTTTGCCGCCCTTCCACCAGGGACGAATCTCTGCATTGATTGGGCAACTGCCAGGCTTCCACATGTCAACGCAAGGCACTTGCACTTCAATTGGACGACCAGTTGAAGCTTGACCTTTGATACTTGGGAAGGGAAGACGCGTGATCAGCCGTTCAACCCAAAAGAAATCATTACTGGTATCGCCGTCTGGAAGAAATCGTAGTGTTGCTGTGCTGCCGTCTGGATTGCTCCAGAAGGGATAATTTGCTTTATCCCCACCACCGCCACCTGTACGAGCGCGGTCTTTTGAATTTTGTTGTTCAAGTAGTTTTTCACGAATTTGAGCTAATGATAGTGCCATTGTATTTTTCTTTCTATGTGCCTATTAAAGTGTCTATATGTTTTCAGGATAGAGACAACAAAACACTGTTTTGTTGTCACTAACAAGCTTATTTAGTATTGATAGTTCTTACAAGTTATTTTTCTGATTTTTTCAATTGTTCAATTATTTCATCCAACTCTGCTGTCACAGCAGATGGATCGGCTTCAAAGCGGCTTTCCCACCCTGGAACATTTCTTTTCAAGTAGTCTAGGGTTTCATATTTGTTGCCATCACTTGCTACCCAAGCAGCTTTCACTTGGTCTGTTTTTGATTCATTTTCACTTATCTGGAGATCAAAACTTTCCAACCAACCCATCATGTCTTTGGCTTCACGGAAAGTCAATGGCAATGATGTTGTAGGGTGTTTCCAATCAGTCAACATTTTTCTGGCCTTACTAACACCCTCATTGTAGGAGCGTGTTTCTGCCATTTGTCCCAAGAGCTTTTTGATTTGTCCACGAGTTGTGCTGATTTCATTCAGCAAGCTTGTGGACCCCAGTCTACGTGCCCGACGTTGAAGTGCACTCATGTTTTGTAGGGATTTGGTCAAATCTTGAATCAAAGTTCCTTCAGCGTCGTGCATGGATTTTTGTTGGCTTAGATGCTGTGCCATAGCTTTGGCTCCCAGCACATGGTTCAACGGAAATTTAAATCTTTCTCCTGTTGGAGTATGGAGCATAACCTGTTTGATTCTGCGCCAGCGTTGGGCTTGATCAAGATTGTCTTTGTGCCAAGGCCTTGAGTGCTTGATTACAACCAATACGCCATTGATGGGAAAATAGCTAGTGCGTGTGCTTCCACTCCAAGAATGAGTTTCTGTTACGTTCATGTGTTTGAAATGACGTGGCTCAAGCGTACGAGCAAAATGCTCGGTGTCAAAACTGAAGTCCCATGGATTGTGTCTCTTCAAGGCAAATTTGATATCCTTGAACCTTTTTTTGTCTGTTACATCACTCGTATAAAATGTAACCAAGGGTTTAGGTGGCTTGCCTTTGGTATATCCTAGAGAAACCATCAACTTTTCATTGTTACTCCAAAGGCGATCGCTTTTCTTGGGATCAAAAACTTGATTGCCTTTTTCATCGTACATATAAATTTCATGACCCTTGCCACTCAAAACATCAAAAATCAATTGGGCCATCTCTTCATGAGGTGTTGCCATACTCTATCCCTTCTCTATTCCAATATTTAAGAGATTACCAGATGCTAACAGCTATTGGCAAAGGCTCCATCAAATCATCAACCTCCACTAAATCATTATTCCTGATTTGTGATGCTGTGCTGTCGTCCCATCTTGCTATAAGCTGACTCATTCTTACTATCATCAATAGTGCACTGACCAAGTCATCGTGTTCTCCACTTTTGGCTGCAAAGCTTCCGCCTTTGGTAACATAGTTTTTCAGTTCTGAGATCAAAGGCTTGCTCTTGATTTGGAGGCGATTGCCTTCTATCAAACTTTTGAGTTTGGTTACAGCTTGATTCTTTGTGCGCCCATTTGTATTCAATCCTTTCCTGAACTTTGATCCACTTTGATTGGGTTCACTCATCAATTGCGCTGGTACTACGTCCCATCCTGCTTCATTTAAAAGTTCAATAACAGCCTGCCCATAACTGTTGTTTTCAAATGTCCAGAATATTTCTGGTTCGCTTATTTGCTGGGGTTGTGCTCGCATTTCTCGTTCGATGAAGCTGGTAATTTGTACAATCATTTTCAATTGTGTAGCAACATCACTGCGGTTATGCATCCATTCAGCAACCTGAGCCATTTCTGGCAATCGCCATACTTGTATAGCTGCTGAGTCCAAGCCCACGCCAGCTGATGGATCAAGGCTAATGAGATAAATGTTGTTGGCTTGAGGCTTTTCCCACCATCGTATATGGTTGGTTTTGAACAAGGGTTCAGTTGAAACCAGTCCTGCTAGACACTGACTGTCAATCAAGGTGCTGTCTGCTGTTAGGAACCGCAGTTCATATTCACGCTCAAACTTTTCATAACCAATTTTGGCACGCTCTTTTTTGGCCCAGTCTTCGTCTCGATCAGGATGTTGATTCCATTTGGCAACAAATGCTTTGAATCCATTTGCTCCCAGTCCATCAGGCAGTTCGTTCCCAAATTCGTCAATTGTACGATTACTGCTATACCAAATTTGTGCAAATGGGTCCTCATCACTGTTGGGAGTGCTAGTGATAATGCATTTTCCTCCAGTGGCTAGAGTTGGGCTGATGGCACTCCAAAACTCTTCAGCAATTCGAGGCTTAACGAATGCCATCTCGTCCAAATATAACAAGCTGATGGATTTACCACGTCCTGTTGAAGGAGTGGTAGTAGCACTTTCAATCTTGCTGCCGTTGTCAAAAACAATCTTTTGCACGTTGTAGGTCACAACACCAGCTTTTAACCAGTCAGGAAGTTCTTCATAACTGAATTTGATGCGATCCATAATCTCGGTAGCTGCGCGAAAATTATTGGCAGCGATCAAAATATTCACATCTTTTTGGAACGTTGCGAACCATAACATGAAGCTGGCTGCTGTTTCTGTCTTCCCCAACTGTCTTGAGCACATAGCTATAACTTGGCGGTTTTGCCAGTAGGTCAAAACCAAGTCTTTTTGATAGTCAAACAGTTTGAAGGGCACTCTGCCTTTGGTGCTATGTCGAATGTATATGTAGTTGTCTATAAAATACAAGGGATTGATAGCACACTTGAGGAACTCAGCCTCTTGGTGTGCAGTCAGTCGCAACTGTTGGTGCGGCTTTTTTATTAGGACTGGATCAGTGTTATTTTGTAGCATCTCTAATACAAGCGGAACAAATGGTCAACTGCTTCCAGTTTACGAGGTGTTTCTCCGCTGACACCCAATAATATTTCTTTTATCACTGCATCAATATTTTGTTTCCAGAATTGCAAGAACGCTTGTGTTCGCTGCAATTCTGGAACGTAGTCATCCAACGTCCACACAAATTCCTGAATCAGGTGTTGATAATCAGGTCGATAATAAAAAATGTCCAGTGTTACTATTGTCGTGCGACGTATCAGCATGCAAATTATCGATTTATGTGTTGCCGTTTGATATCAGTCAAAGGGCTTTCACTGCCGTCAGTGTCAGGTTCTTCAGTGTAGGGATCTTTCAAAAACTCATCACGTTTTGTAGCTGTTAGAGGGCTGGCCCGACCATCTGCATTTACACGCTGTTCACTTTCATTTATGAAGTCGTTGTAGGCTGCTACTAAACGGGCATGAATACTTTCACGCATTTCTGATTTCAAAGCATTGCTGCCAAATCGCGCATTTGTCAAACGTTCAGGCAGATCGCCACGTCCCTTGAAGTTATAGTCTTTTATGTCAAATTCTTTAGTTTCTTCAGTAGGGTCTTTGTGGCCATAATCATACTCAGCCTGTTGTTCCATAACAACTACCTCTGGAGACGTGGCATCTACGCCGCTGTCTCCACAATCGCAAGGTCCTTGGCAGCCGCAAGCTTTTCCTACATCACAGTCGCAAGGGCCATCACAGCCACAAGCTTTAGATTGTGTCATATGAGGAACCCCAGCCAACTGCAACAAGCGCATAACATCGTCAGGCTCACAAGTGTTTACGGTCATGGAAGCAGCATCATTGGGATTTTGACTGGCAGATGTTATTGATGCATTATATCTTTTGTCACTACCTTGCCCAGCCAGCTGCATCAACCTCATCACATCACCTGCATCGTCAGTGCTAACACTAGCACTCTTGCTGGGAATGTCTTTGGTTGAAATAGTTAAATTATATCGATTTGATTCCATAATTACTTGCCTTTTCTAGGATGCCTGATTTCGTCAGCTTGCATGCTCATGGTTACTGTTTTCCCACTGCGATTTTTGCGTGCTGTGAAGTAGGTCTTGCTGTCGTCATCAAAATTTCCACTGCTAGTCAAAAATTTGCTGTCAACTGGCATTTTGTTGGATTTTTTGGATTTTGTTACAGGCTTTGGTGTATCATGCTTGTCGTTAAAATCTGCCAAGTCTTGAGTGGGTTCTTGCCGAGCAGCTTTCAATTCCTTAACTGAAATGTGACTGCTGAGGGTTTCAAACTCTTGGGGTTTCCGAGAAGCTGCAACGTCTGCCAGATAACTGAGAAATTTTTTGTTGTATTTGTCCCCAAATGCGTCTTTGACAACTGGCTGTTCAGCATCTAGATATTCATTATCTGTGCTCAACAAGCTGGCTTTTTGTGTTAAACCTTTTTCATCAGCCATTTTGTCCAATAGGCTTAGGATTTGCATCTTTTGACTTTCAACTTCAATAGGCTCGTTGTCATTACGCACAACCAAAAACTTTTCAGGAATATTCAATGCAGCACGAAGTTCTTGTTGAAGAATGTATGCGCTGAAAGGGATGCCAATTACAGCATCAATATACCAAACATCAGCATTTTCAATGTCCCGGAACTCCATAGCATCTTGCTTGGGAGAGATCTTCACTGGAGTGCCAATGCTGATGAGGTTGTATCTACTTAACAGCCGCTCCATGTCATCCATATGCTCATCTGTGGGCGGAACCACCATTTTGATGCGGAAGTCGTATTGTTTTTGAGCTTCTTCCAAATATGTTTTGAAACTTTTCATAGCACTACTTTCAATTCTTCCTCTATTTAGTTTCTCTGCTGAACTCTCGCAATTGTTCCAGCAATGCGTTACGGTCCAAAACTTTGATATTCCCTGTATCAACTTCCTCATTTTTATCTGGGAAAGCTTTTTCCAATTTCAATCGGTCTAAATCCAATTTCAATTGTTTCAAACGTCGGTCCATTTTGCTGTTCCGGGCATCCAAGGCAACTTTCAGCATTGTTGCGCTGGCTGTGAAAATTTCCCCTGCGTGTCGCATTTCAACTGTCATGCCGAGATCATTTAAATTCTTGCCCCACTCTATCGCCAAACTGGCAATTTCGTTCATTTCATCGTCATGAACTTCACCAGCATCTTGATCCTTGAATTCCTTAACCAAATCTTTTGCTTTCTCAAGACTGGTTTCCAACAACTCTTGAGGAGATATGCTGTCTTCCAGTCTAGGCAAGTCAAAAGTTTGTTCCAGTTGATCAAAACGTCCCATTATTTGCCTTTTTGCTTGAATATGCTGTCTTCATTCACAACTCTAAATTTCAAACCCTGTTTATTTGCCCAAGCAAATGCAGCAGCCCATTTTGCTGTATTCACAATTACAAACGCTTTATCTCTTTTGCTTTTGGCATTTTCCATCAAGGTTTCTTTTTTGGGCTTGATTTCAATCAGCTCACCTATGTTGTTACCAGCTTTGTCCTGATATACAATTAGGAAATCAGGCACATAGAGACTTTGTTTGCCTGTTAAGGGGTTTTTGTAGGGTATTTTGATAAATTCACTAGCCCATTGAATTATGCTGGGATGAGTATCAAAAAAATGCATGCATGCTAATTCCCAAGAACTACGGAAGGTAGGTGAGGGATTACCAACCACTTTTCCAGGATTTTTCGGTGTGAAGGTGCCTTGACTGTATTTTATTGCCATGCATCTATTTAGAATCTTATGTTGTTTGTGCCAAAATCTTTGCGTTGAGCATCAAATTATTGACATACGGGGGATCAGGCGGCCCATTGTTGTAACCTATTTGACTTGCTGCTGATCGAAAAAAATTCAAATTCTCCAACAGGTCTGGCGTCATAACACCGTTTTTGAACAAGCTCTGTGGATTTTTGTTTATGCTTTTTGCAGTTACCGCAGCAATAGCGCCATAAGTGTTGCTGAGATTTTCAGGAACTGCTTGCCCTGAGAACATGCTTTTGGCGATCGCATAGTTTTCGGGATTGATTTGGAAACTGTTATCAAGTGGGCTATTTTGTAAATCATATGCACTGGCATTGATGGGACGGTTTTGCAATTCACCTGTTGCGGGATTTTGAAACTGTCTTGTGCCTTGCACATTTACAACGATACTTTCTTGACCAAAATTATTTGATTGATCAATCAAATTCCTGGTTATGAGATCTTGAACCATTAGATGAATCTCCCCCATCTACTCAATGCACTTGACCCCAGTCGCTGTGCGACTCTGCCCCCAATGCCTGTTATTCCACTTGCAGTTATGGCACGTGATCCAAGACTGCTCAACACCTGTCCCACAAAAGGTACGTTGCTGGCAACATTGTTGAGCAGCCCATCCAATGTGTTTTGAATGCTGTCATCCAATTCCAACAAAAAGGTGTTCACACCGCCAAACATGTCTGCAGGCTCATAATAGTCACCGCCATCTAAATCAAATTTGCTGATCAATTCAGGAGTTAATTTATAAGCTACTTCCTCAAAAGCTACACCTTCATGCTTGACAGTCATGTTGATTGTGTTAAGGGCACTGCTTTCTGTTTCCAAGCTGTCAAACTCAAGACTGGACACTTTTGGATTGTATACTCGCATTTTGGTGTACTTGCCACCATAAAAGGTGTAAATGTCAAGACTTTCAAAAAAGTTAGTGTCAGGGCCTGGTTGTGGACTGAATCCCCAGCCACTTCCGATACTAAACTCTTTTTCAATTACGCTGCTTCGCCAAGCCACTGCATTGCCTATTCTACTATTAGGCCGCAGTCTTCCATCCCCAAAATACCAGTTGTAGTAATCTCTCCACACCCGTAATACTCGGTCATCAACAGTGTCGTGCAAAATGATATTCAAATCTGAATAGTCGATACCAGTGTAGACAACACGCTTACGATTGTATTGTTTTAGGATTTTAGCCTCAGGAGAGAATTTAGGCCTATCAATAGTTTTGATTTGGAAGGCAAATCCTGATTGCCAACTGCTGAATTCTCTCAAGGAGCTGATGGCAGGCCCAGCATTGAAGCTTGCATAAAACAAAAACTTTTGACGTGGCATTGCACTAATGACACGATTGGTTTTTGTATGTTTTGTAGCATACCTACTGTTGCGCAAGATCAAAGGGAGGCCGCGATAGTAAGTACGGCTTCCTGCTGATGCGCCTAGTTCATTAGAGGTTTGCTGTTGCGCTTGATCGGCTGCTAAAGGCACAGGTTATCCTATACTGACACCAGGTCTAAATTGCGGATTTAGTTCAAACAACCCATCCGCAAGGGTGGCATTGTCAAATCTCACAGTAAGCTGAATGTCCACGGGGTCACTGCTGTTGTATTCTAGTGATTGATAATCAACAGTTTCAAGGAAACAACCTTCCAAAGTCCAAGTTTCAAATACTGTTTCGTTGCCGCCATCAAGTATTTCAAGAATAGTTGTAAACTTGTAATTGATGCCCGCAGCAACACTTGTTTGTTCAAAAAAGTTCATTTGTTTTTGTAGCTGGTGACCCACGAGTTTGCTGACACTGTTAGTAATATCGTCACGAACAGTGATGTTCATCTGTTGCCAAGTTGCCTTACCAGCGTAATGCATAATGGAATTGTAGCTGTGTACCTCAACGCTGTTCATTGAAACATTGGGCCGGGCTGCACTAACTACCTGTTGAGTCAACTCCAACCCACCAGCAATGGGCCCAAAATTGATTACTCGCACACGGAAGCGATGTTTGATCTTCGGCATGAGCAAGCCATTTCTTGCACCGTTGATGGGAACGCCGAATTTTGAAAGAGTCTCTACCATGCTCTACTCCAGAAACTTGTTTATTGCAAACTTATTTATGGAGAGAGGGTGGAAAAATCAGGGGCAGTTTTTAGGCATGCCCCACTTGACCATAAGCCAATAGAGCAATGCTCTCTTGTTGACTGATTAGGCCTTGCAGAATAACCAAATGTGCACCGTCAATAACTTCTTGTTGATGATCATCAGCAACAAGACTGATCATATTGCCTAAGGTTTCGCTCAAACTTTCAATCAACATACCCAATGCATCATTTTTCCCCATAGTAGAGCTGTAGTGCTCAAACAAGGCTACACTTAGTTTAGTCAACTCACCAGTAACTCTCTGCCTTTCATAATCAAGGTCAGTTTGAGGGTCTGAGTCAATTTCTTCAGATTCAAGAATTGAGCTTGTCATGTTACCTGCAATTGTTTTCTTGTATTTAAGCTTAAGTTCGGATTGTTGTCTGTCTAGACAGATTATTATGGATAGATATTGTTATAAAGCCTTAAATAACTATATACTAAAACGAAGGAAATAGCTATGACAATAACGTGTCAGTTATGTGAAAAAATATTTGACAAGATTATCAGCAGCACTCATTTGAAATTCTCTCATCAAATAAGTAGTGAACAATACCGACAGAAATTTGGGCGTGATAGCTTAGCTTGTGCAGACTACAAAAAAGAACGTAGTTTAGCGCGCAGCGGCGAAAAAAACGGCATGTTTGGTAAGAAACATGCGCAAGCCAGCTTACAAAAAATGAGTGAAAAGCGGGAAGGTCAAATTCCGTCAAACAAAGGCAAGAAAGTTACAGATCCCGACCATCTTGAAAATCTACGCAAAGCTGTTGCAGCGCGAACTGTCAAATGGCAGCAGAATGATACTCATCCCAGAAAAGGGGCCATATTGAGCCCTGCTACTAGGAATCAGATCCGCCAAGGAGTGCAAGATTACGCACATCAGAATCCAGAATTGATGCAACAACGAGCAGCAAAAGCCAAACAAACATTGCACGAGCAAGGTTATGATTTTGGGAGTCATATGCGTGGCAAAAAACACTCACAAACAACCAAAAACAAGATCAGTGCAAGCAGCCGCATGTCTGCATTGAAAAAATCAATGTTGAGCCATGATAAGATGTTACAAGCAATTTCCGATGCAAATTTATTGTGTGAGTCTGTGGAAGGTCAAAATGTATTTGTTAAATGTATTGCATGTAACAATCAATTCTCCATTACAAAACAATATTTCACTATTTCCAAGTGGCGGAAAGACATTTGCCCTGTTTGCCGACCAATTCCCGTCAAGTCCAATGCTGAACTTGAGTTGCTGTTCTGGATACGATCCGTTTTGCCACATGAAACCGTCTTAAGTGGTAACCGATCAACTATTTTTCCCTTGGAACTGGATATACTGATTCCACACAGGAACCTTGCAGTGGAATATTGCGGTCTATATTGGCATAGTGAACTACAGGGGAAAGATAAAAATTATCACAAAAACAAAAAAGAATTATGTGCTGCACAAGGAATATCCTTGATTACTGTTTTTGAAGATGAATGGTTAACCAAACAAGACATAGTAAAAAGTCGGCTACAACACTTACTAGGTAAATGTCACAACAAAATTGCTGCAAGAAAATGTGTTGTGAAACCCATTGATGCCAAAATTGCCCGTGACTTTTGCACGCAAAATCATATTCAAGGCAGTGGAGCTAGCAAGATTTGCTTGGGATTGTATTATGGGGAACAATTGATCCAAGTGGCAACCTTTAGTCAACCCAATATCAGCAAAGGTTCTCGGAACACAGGAGCCGATGTCTGGGAATTGAGTAGGCTGTGCAGTATCACAAAAACGCAAGTTATGGGCGGGGCGGGAAAATTATTCAAATATTTTGTAACCAATTACAATCCAAAACAAATTATAAGTTACTGTGATTTAAGATGGAATCAAGGAACTGTATATGAACAATTGGGATTTACTTGCATAAATTTAGGCACGCCAAATTATTGGTATTTCAAAGGGCCTGATGTTACACGACTGCACAGATTTAGCTTGCGCAAAAACTCGCAGGATGATCCTGCCTTGACAGAATGGGAAAATCGCAAGGCGCAAGGTTGGAACAGGATTTGGGATTGTGGTAGCAGTAAATGGATATGGCTTAATGAAAAACCGGAGCAGTGAGCTCCGGTTTCTCTTGTTATAGATTCAAATATTATGGCAATGGATCGCCAGTGTTCAAAATTCGCAATGGTATGTAAATGAATTCAATGGCTTTGGTGGGTTTGACAGCCACATCAATCCACAACTCATTGCGATCAATACGTGTTGGCGAATTATTCGTTTCATCACAAACCACAGCAAAGTCATATACAGCACGCAAGCCCACTAAGTCACCAAAGAAGCTTTCAAATGTGCGGGCTACAGAATCGCGTGTTTGTTTGTCATTGGGCTCAAACAAGAAGGGTTTGGCCAAAATGTCCAATTGATAGTTCAAATAGTTAATCAATCTGGCAACATTTACGCGGTCCAATGCACTGCTCAAGGGACTGAGGGTTTTTTGTCCATACACAACAAGTCCGCGCCCAGGAATGAATGCAATGGGGTTAATCTTGTTTTGATACAGTGTGTCTCGTTGTCCTTGACTCAATGCAACAGGCACGTATTCATTTTCTGCGTTCAAGTAACCAACACTGCTAACAGCACTTACTAATCCGCGTGTGAATCCTGCTGGGGCAAACCAGGGATAAGCCACTTGGTCGTTGAAGGCAATGGTGCGCAGTATAGTCATGCTGGCTGGTACAAATATTTGTGTACCATCAATATTTGTAGCCAATCCCCATGGATAGTAGACACCGCCATAGCGTGTAGCAGTAATAAGTGATTCTTCACCATTACCCAATGCATTGGCAGCGTTTGTGGCCCAATTTTGAATACTTGTGCCATCAGGCTGCAAGCGAGCGGGGGTGTCAACAACAATGAACGCAACGTCTTTCTTGTCAGTGTTCAAGGTAACCATTTCATCCAAAAGTTCTGGATAAGCGGGAACAGCCATCAAGTTGAACACATTGCTTTCGCTTCTCAATTCTTCACTAGCTGCCAAGGCACTTGCCATAGCGGTAACAATCAATTGACGTTGTGCTTTCCGCAACATGTAAGGCGCACCAGTGTTCATCAAACCACTTGCTGTAACCCAACGGTTTCTGTCACCGTTGATTTGTTGTGTAAGTGGAAGATAGTTGACTTTGTATTCCTTCACGTTACCAAAGCTGTAGCGTGTGTTGAACAGTAGCAATCCAAAAGGATATGGCAATGCACTGGGAGCATCAGGGTCCACTGTATTACTAGCTAGCATATCTACAATTGCTTGGCTTCCTGTGCTGGTTCCATTGGCTGTCCAACGGGCATCAGCGAACAAAATGCCATTGCTGCTGCTTTGGTCAGTGTTGTCTACCAAAAGCCATTGACTGTTGAACGCATCTCTTTTGTAAATCTTGGGATAATTTTCCAAATCGCTTGTATCGATCCAAATGTCATTATCCACCAAGGGCAATCCACCTGATTGTGTTGTAGGGGCTGTTGCACTTAGAGTAGGTCCGTTGGGATCAGTTGCAGTATAGATATTACGATAGCCCAACCAAGTGCTGCCATCGCTTACCATCAAGTCTACTCTCAAATTTGCATTGTACCACAATGTGTTATTTGCAGGCAAGCCTGATGGTGTTGTGCTGCTTTGGGTGTATTTGTCTCCAAAATCCACAGTGCTGGCTACATAGCTGGGGATTGTGACCCAGGCAGTGCCATCCCAAATCTTCACAAGTAGCACGCCAGTTTGTGTCAATACATCTGGGCCGTTTTCATTGTAACGCACATAAATGCTGCCTACTGTGCGATTGGCACCATACCCTGCATTCGCACTTGCATCAGTTGCATATAGTGGAGCCAAACGTGTGTTCCATTGATCAGTGCCACTGTTGTAACGTTTCACAACAAAATTGGCACCACGATTGCCTGCAACAGTGTTGACCCAAATATTACCTGCTGCAACTTGTTTCAATTCAGCTGGTTGTGGTGTGCCCACACTATAGCCTTGATAAACTAAGCTATTACCATAAGTTATTCCAGTGGGGATGCCAGCTGAGACCAACGGTGCGATAGTAGCATACCCAACTACGTTTTCAAGAGAGAACAATGTGCCTGTGGGGCTGTAGATACGTAGTCTGTTGTCCGCTGTTGCCTCAGCTTTGATCAAATTTGTCAAGCCCACAGTTGGGTCAGCATTGATAGCAGCTACAACAGTGGCAATTGTCGTAGGCAGTGGAGATACTGCACTTACATTGATGTTTGCGCTGACGCTGCCAGCTCCAAATCCAGCGGTGACAGTAATAATCTGGCTAGTACCAGTAACGAACGCAGGATTGACAACTGATCCTGTCACACTTTTATAGTAAGTGCTGGCAAGTTTCATGTTGGCGCGAGCAAAGCCACCCAACCCGCTAGCAGTTGTAGTATCCAGTAGTTGGACTGTATTGCCGCTATAATCTGTCAGCTTCAAATATTTGCTAACACCAATTGTATATGTAGTAGCCAAAATTTGTGTGCTTGCCAATGCTGTATTGATGCTGGTAACAAAAGTTTCCAAGGTGCCTGCCGGAACTGTGATAGTAATTGGTGTGCTTACACCAGCAACAATATGAAACAATGTGCTAGTACCAGTTACAAAAGTCTGCGTTACAGGATCAGTGCTGCTCACCATAGTTGGTGAAGCCGCTGCCCAACTGTGTCCAGGATATTCATCTTCAGTGCCACCCACTGGATACCAGCGACTTACTGTTCCTTGTGCAGTAGTTTGGTTTACCTTTTCAAAAATTTGCACAGCTGGTACCATAACAGTTAATCCAAGGCCCTGCACAACACTCACAGCATTGATAGCAAGGTCACCATTTGAACCAAAGTCATTCACAGGTACAATGTAGTTTTGTTGAGGCTTGTCAGTGGGTTGAGATATGGGACCAGGCAACGGCGGTAGTTGAGTATTTGTAAAACCAAGAGCAGTTAGTAAGGTGGCAGGAGCTGCATTGCTGATGTCTATATTGACAGTGATATCGCTACCAACCAAGCGAAGATTGTAGACTGTTACTTCTGTAGGAAGTGTGGGAGCAACTACCTTGGCTTTTTCCAGTCGGCTGAAGATTTCAGCTTTGATGCCCTTTTTTGTCAATGTTGTATTGGTGTTGATTTTTTGAACTATTGTGTTCAAAGTGTCTGTCAACTCAATGGTTATTACAACATCTGCAATTTCCAGTGTGCCATTGCCACCAGGAGTGACAATTGCAATATTGGGATTGGTGCACTGTGTTTCACGGAAACATTGCACAATACGTTGAAGCTGTGTTGCAGTGTCAATCACTTTGGGTCGTACAGCACCCCAAGCCAACCCACTGTTTACATTTCCGTTACTGCGGAACAAGCCCCAAGAAGTTGCAGTGAGGTCCAACCAATAGTCGCCATTTACTGGCTCACCAACGGGCTCTGTACCAGTGGGTGCAAGGTTTCCTAGATCAACATCAGCTCGCATAACATAGGCACTGTTAGCCAACCCCAAGTATTGGTAAGCTGAATACAGCCCATACTCATTAAGTTCGTTACCATGCTGTGGTGTGCCAGCTTGGGTGTAAAATTTAGGATTGCCAAAGGTTTGGAGCAGTTCTCTCTGACTTGTTATCCGGTACAACTTGCCAGCATTGGCTTTGATTGTACCTGGGGCAATGCTAGTGGCGTTGCCTGGTTGCGGCTTATCTTGTGCAGTAGCCATCATAATGAATGGCACAGTGCCAGGGCCCGAACTGGCATAAAAACTCTCATCAATTACTTGTACCTGAACTCCAGGGCTTGTTAGATTGGCCATTTGTACCTCATCAAAAATATCTTGTAGGATATTTATGAAAAGCTACTGAAAAAGCCCTGGTTCAGTCAGCGTGGGCCGGCGTGGATGTGACTGAATTGAAGTCGGAGACTGTCTTGTTGTTCAGCTAGTTCAGCCCATTCAAATGTCAATGCACCAAATTCTCGAACAGACACCCAAACTTTTTCCTGTTGCTCTACTACACCAACAAGGACCCTTCCAACTTGTGCCCACCCCCCATGAAATTTCCAATTTAACATTTGATCGTCAGTATCTGGAACATATACAATGTCATCGGGTTTGGGCAAGGTTGTCACTTAAGCGTCTCCATAAAAGTAGTAACGTTTCGAGTCAAATCTTGAATTGAAGTATTATTTAAGATAATAGAGTCAAAATCTGTACCAATCCAATCGCGTTCACTCCTATGAACTCCATGGATTTTTCGCAAAAATGGTTTTGATACAAATTGAATAAATTTGGTTTGTTGATTGAACCAAAGTGATTGATTGTAATAGTCGGGTAATGGATCTCGTCTTACCCAAACAATCTTGCCGCCCAGTCGCTTGATCATTTCAATCTCATTGACAAATCTTACGTCAGTTACAACAACTGATTTTTTAGAGTCTTGGAGAAACAGCTCACAGCGATTTGTCCAAAAGTCTTGAGAAAATTGATTACGTATCAATTCAGTGCCAAACTCTCGCATCATCAAACGAGGAGTAATGGGCTTGCCTAGTTTTTCAGTCCAGTAAGAGTCTTGTGTCTCTCGCCAAACTCTACTTGCTTCTGTTGTGCCTTCCAACAGTTTGGCTTGCCAGCCAAACATGCTGCTGAGTGCACTTTTGATGGGTTTGGCAAAACTAGTGGTTGTATAACTGGGATATAGCTCTTGAATTATACTGCCCACAGTGTCTTTGCCACTGCCTTGAAACCCTACTAGCCCTATGATGTTTTTCATATGGCTAGTATAGACAAGTTTCAAGTATAAATTGAGTTTTTAGCCCAAAATTACAAAGCTGGATGGAGTTCCGTTGTCCACGTATTGCAGGAGTTCAATCTCTAGTTTTTCAATTTCTGCAACTGACTCAGTTTTTAAGGAATCGCCTTTAAGTGTTGAACCACCTTGTGGGCCAATGATCTGGCCAAACTTGCTGTAGGCCTCTCCCAGCATTCCTTTGGACACTGCCAGTGTGTAACTTCTAATCCAAGGCCTGCTGAAGGGATCCATGAGAATCATGTCATCTGGCTTCATTTTGTTGACCCAAAGTAGCACAGATTCATCAGTCAACAGTCGGCGTATTATGGTGAGTTTTTTGGTTACAGTGTTGAAGTGGTAGTTGATGTCACGACCAAACATCCTACCAGCTTGTTCTTGATATTGGTAAAAGAGTTCAAATGTTAGTAGGCCAGCAGAATATCCACCCCCAGCACCAGCTTGCAGTAGGTACAGGTTGGTGTAAGCTAACGAGAAGGGGTCAATATAGGTGCCTCCTGTATTGCCTCCCAATCCACGGCGAAAGATTTGTCGCACATCTACTATTTCTTCTGGCAGGTAATATTCAGTTGTCTCTGGTTGCATTTCCAAGAATGCATACGCTTCTTCAACAGCATTTGAACTTCGTTGCCGATAACGCTCTAGGGCAATTTTAACAGCTAGCTGAAAATCTCCAGGCTCTAATTCCACCTCAACCATTGAGCCACCGAGGAGCCTAGTTACGTCATTTATAATGTCCTGCTTTAAATCAAGTGTGCTGCTCATTTATTATCCCCTTGTGGAGATATTTATGAATGCAGACGACCAAAACCTGTAAGAGGTTAGTTGCTGTTCTTTATTGATTTTGAATTACAATTTCCGAAATTTCATCTGGAGTAAGTTGAAAATGATCAAATAGTTTTTGATCATCCCACGATACAGAAAGGTCTACTTGCGGCAGACGCTTGATTACATCCAAGCTGTTCCAACCGCTCCATTTATTGTTTTGGAGCAGCCATCGAAAAAGTTGGCTGTTGAAGACAAATTCCGCTGTTGATTTTTGTTTATAGGGAATTTCCAGATATGCAACTGCTTGGCTGGTGCCAAAATTTTTGCCAATTTTGGCACGAATGTCGCCACTCAAAGTAAATGCAACTTTAGTTGACTTATAGTTTGCAGGTTCTTCTTTCACATACAATGTTTGTGCATGTGTATGAAACACTTCATAGCCCTTGTCACTGAACTTTTCTTTGTTGCTGGTGTGACATTCACCGCGTTTGAAGGAAAAGGAAGGCTGGGAAAACACTTTGTTGTTGATACCAAGTGCTTGAGTGGTGATCTTAGCAGGCAGCCATTCCGTTGTCTTGTCTACAGAAAAAACACCTTGTGGTGTTTTAACTTCAAAACTGCTGCTGTGATTTTTCACATCAAGACTGAACCAACTGAAAGTAGATCCCACATTGAAGTATTTGTCTACATCCAAGCTGCATTTGGTAATAGACTTCCAAATAGTGTCTTTGACTTCACCTTTGCCTGCACCAATCCAACTGTTGGGAGTCACTAGGAGCACATGCTCATTGCTGAGCTCAGCAGATTTGGCAACAAATTCATGCCAAATTGGCCACCTCTTGGCACCATGTGTGTTTTGGTAGGGTGGGTTACCTACAACTACATCAAACTTCATATTACCCCAGTCATAGCTGATAAAATCCGAGATCTGTAAGTTTTCTGATACCAGCTTTTTATTGTTCTTTGCATAATTTACACGAAGTTTATTCTTCTCACAACCAAACACCCTCTTGGCAATATTTTGGTTGGAATGACCAGCATTCTTCAGCCTGCGTTCAATTTCAACTAAAAATTGGCCACCACCCATAGCTGGGTCTAGGAAAGTTGTTGAGTCGCTTGTCCAGACATCTTCTGGCAACATATCTAGCACTTCGTTGACCAGTGGTGCTATCTCAAACTTCAATCTACTTAGCATTGGCAAACCTTTAGCTGGGGTTACTGAAGGCAATATTACATAGAAATAGATTGCGTCAAGATATTATTGAAAAAGTGAGTCAAAGGTATTGTCTGCAACTACATACCCACCCGTGTCATCTTTCAAAAACGTGTAGTTGTATTCCAGCCCATTGGCGCACACAATGTTGCCATCATTACCTGTGGGAGTAAGGCCCAATTTTTGTCTGCACTTTTCCCAATTATCACGCTGCAACTCAACACCATAGAGTTGATTCTCCAAGATGTGCTGTTCTCGTTTTTTAGCGTTTGGTTGCCACTCTGAGAGTCCTGCCATCAATCGTCTCTTGACCTCAATCAAAAATGCACCTTCACCACAACTGTTGTCTAGCCATGTTTTCGTTGGATCCTGCCAGATTTCTTTTGGCAATTGATCCAATATTTCATTTACCAATGCAGGTGGTGTGAATACTTCACCAAATTGTTTCTTTTTCTCTTCTTTGGACAGAAGAGAAGTATCAAGATCATCTACAATATCACTCATTGATCTATCTTTTGCCTAGTGTTGCTCTCAACAAGTATAATATCTTCTTTAGATAACTCAAAGGCGTCATAAACTGACTGATCTGTCCATAAGACTTTGCTATCCAACAACGGAAGTTGATACAATGCAGTTGCGTTAAATCCACTACTTTTTGTAGTATCAACAAAAAATCTATAGAGCTTGCTTGTTAGATAAGATAGTGCATTCAACGCCTCTTTTTTAGAAGGGAACGTCAATTGAAAGGCGTTGCCACCAGCAACTTTGGAAGTTGAATAATAGATGTATTTGTCTGGATAGGATTCATGGAAATAATATCCAGAGTTGTTAATAATCACATTATGTCCTTGAAATGCAGACACATCAGATGATGTATACCAAGTCTCAACACTACTGTGAACTACTGGGTGTGCAATTTTCTCTGTAGGGTTTTCTGCATAAGTATCAAACTCTCTAGGATGACCACTGTGATACACCCGTTGGAGAAGTTGTTTAGCCTTCACATAATTGCTATTTTTGAGTTTGAGACAAACATCGTTTTTTTGTCGCTGCATCTCATTTTCAAATATTTTTTCTCCTGAGTAAGAACCTGTTGTGCTCTTTTTCACAACGAAACTGCAGATACGTTCTCCCACTTCAAAATATTTTGAAACATTTGGTGCTATATGTATAAAAGTGCATCCTTTGAAAAGCTCTCTTGTTTTTTCAGCTACAGTTGTATCTTGATTAAGCCAACTGTTGGGAGTAACAAACGCTACTACTCCCTCTGGCTGCACTAAATGCATACTTTTTTGTAAAATATCAAACCACAGCTTGACCTTTTTGGCGTCCGGACTTTGATAAGGTGGATTTCCAATAATCACATCAAATTTCATATCACCCCAGTCCTGGTTCAAAAAATTACTGATATGTAGATTTTTTGACACAAGTTTCTTGTTGTTCTTAGCATAATTTACACGAAGTTTGTTCTTCTCACAACCAAACACTCGAGAAGAAATATTCTCATCCGAATGTCCTGCAGAACGCAAGCGGCGTTCGATTTCAACCAAAAATTGGCCTCCGCCCATAGCAGGGTCTAGGAAGGTTGTAGATGAACTAGACCAAACAGAACTGGGAAATTGATCCAACATCTCTTTGACAAGAGGTGAGATTTCAAATTTGAGACGACTCAGCATAATTTAAACCCTATCGTAAATCAGTTCAAGCCATTCACGCCTGATGATCCCTTGATCAAACAACCGCTGCACCACTTCCCAACGCACGCCAAACTCTTCTGCAATACTCTCTTGTGTATCAGGATCATCCGCAATAGCTGCAAGAGCTTGCTGTAGTTGATCACACCCACTGCCATCCCTAATTACGTCAATGTTCTCTACAATGGCTGTAATACGTTCACGGGCCCTGCGCATCTCTTCAACAGCAGTGTCTTTGTCTTTGAAGGACTTTGGTTTTTTGGGCAAGATTTTTGTTTTGCCTTTGGGCACTGATGCAACAGGATTGGCACGTTGGTAGGCAATTACTCCAGTTGCTAGCTCTTTGATGGCATCTTTGTCCAGTTGGGTAAGATCAGCACTGCTGCCAATAACTCGGCTTACACTTTTCCGGGCAAGAACCTCTGTAAGGTATCTGTCTTTGTTGACTTGTACACTGGCATGTGCACTGCCCTTCCAGATGTCCATAGTGCTCAGCACTTCACTCATGACATCGGCAGCACTCCGCTTGGGGTTCTGTTTTGTAATGTTGAAAGTGGTTTCCAAGAGCATGCTGTCAAACTTGTCGTCCCTATTGGGATCAAAGCTAAGACTGATGATCTTGCCCACCTTCTTGGGATCTTTGCCTGGGGTAAGAACGCGGCTCATTTTTTGAATAGTTGCACCCACCTCGCCGCTGTCGTAAGCCAGATACAACTCCGTAATCTCAGGAATACTGAAGCTGCGCTGTGCCATAAGGCTGCTGATGATCAGCACACTTTGATTTAGCTTGACAGCTTGTTCCATTTGCTCTCTTACCTTTCGCTCAGCATTAGCATTGCGCACTTTTTGTCCATCAATGAGGATGTTGCCACCCAACACAATCACTCGCCAAGCTGGCAGAGCACTTTGCGCAATCACACCAATGGCAGCCAGCTGGCCATCCTTCACTCGGGTGCTTCCTGGCACAAACATCATGGCTGTTTTTTGACGCTCGCGACCAAACCAGTTTTGGGTTTGTAGATCCACATTGGCAGGATCAACACCGTGCTTGCCTAGGAACACTGTCTCCAGCATCCGCACAAAAAAACCTTTGGCTTTTTGCGGGTGCGCTGCAAACTTGCTCCAACTGGGCAGCAGCTTCATGTCTTCGTCATCAAACTCGCCAGCAGCTACACTCTGCATAACAGGCTCGCTGAGGTCCAGCTGAAACAGCCTCATGTCAGACACAAGAAGGTCTCGAGAGGTTTCAATCTTGAAATGCTTAAGCATTGGCTGAATTCATCTCTTGACTAGCACGCTTCTGGATCAACAGTTCTGGATAGGTCACGCTCAGCATGGTGTCAATCTTCCACAGCTTGCTGGCCCTGTCAGCGTTGGTTCCGGTCATAATGAGAACCTTATCGCGCTTGCCAATATATTTCTTCAGCAGTTCAGCCTGCCCAGGTCGATAGCTGCCATAGTCAGCCTCATCGACAATCAACAGCCGGTCTACCCTCTTCTGACACAGCCATTTGATGCGGGCCTCGCGCTGACCACCGCTGCACATACTGAGGTAGCATACCACAGGTTTCTTTTTCTTCAATGCCCCTGAGACAAGATCTTGCCAGCCTTCGCTCTGTGTGTCCACATGTTGGTAGTGTGCCCACTGCTCAAAGCTGGTGAGGTCTTTGGCAAAGCTGGCGAAAACTGTTTTCACGTAACTGGCTACAATCACCAAAGGCACATCAAGCTCGCGAGCTACTGCGCCGCTGTAGATGGTCTTGCCAAATCGAGCACACAGCTCAGCCAGCACCACATGTTTCCCAGCTTGAAAGGCATCTAGGGTTTGTGTGCACATGCTGTATTGCATAGTGCTCAAGCCTGCCTGAGGCAGTGCTTGATTCACACTGGCAAGATGTTGGTTGACCTTGAGAATCAGTTCCGCACTGCTGAGCATGTGGATCTCACCAGTAGTGCCTTTGCGATGCCCTACAAAGGTTCGAACGTAGTCGTCCATCCTTGCATGCTGACGGCTGCGGCCCACGCGCTGGGCGTAGTCAGTTACGTCCCAAATATGATCAACTGTAACAATGCCTGCTCGCAAGAGATCTTTCCGCACGCCAAGGCTGTCGCGCACTCGAGCTCGAACTGAGTCTGCAGGAGTTTCATCTGGCAGGACCCAACGTTCGCCAAATTTGCATTCGTGTGGATTAGTGCTCTCACTCCACACGTATAAGAACATACGTCCTGGTTGTCCAGCCATCAGCTATTCCCTTCTTTTAGCGTGTGGTAGTTTTGGATCAGCTTGGAATAATCATATACCAAGAGTTCAGCCGTACGAACAATAAACATTGTCATCACAAATATGTCAACCCATCCTATGACATAGAGCAGCACCAGGATTCCTGTTACCAAATAAGTCTCATGGAGCATATACTGGATACAGCCGTTGGGCGTAGTGCTGTTTTCAATTGCACTCTTGACGCTCAATCGGGCACTCCAAATACCTGCACCAATCATCAAGAAAATTAAAATGCCATCAGCTATCATGGATGCATTTCCTTACCAAAAATAAGTGGCGGGCTGCCCATCCCGCGCAAGGTGTCTGGCATCTGGGCTGCCTGAAAAACACGTTGGGTTACTATCCACTCAGGATACACAAGCCCTACTATCGCAGCATCCTCAAGGGAACTGCACCAGATTTGAATACCAAGATTGCCAACTGAGGCGTCAATCATTTCATTTCGGCTGGCTGGGTCAACCCGATATTTGACAAAGTATGGTCCCGTCAATACTCGTCCCAGCTTGTCGCACCAGAGGAATAGGTCTTGGTCATTTTCACATTGACTTTTTTCATACATCCAACCCAAAACTACCCGGACCCAAGGACTATTGGCGTTGGCTTGGGCAAACTCCTCACACATGGTGTCCAACACGTCTTGGCTGGGCAGGCAAGTTTGATAACAGCCCGCCCAGCATTTAGTCCACTTCAAGGCAAATTCAAGATGCGTTTCTTGAGTCAAAGCCTGTTACACCTTGCCCCAGAAAGCTTTGACCACGCTCTTGCCGCGTGCAGTAGTGAGGCCTAGGGCCTTGACAACCACATCTACCATCTGTGCCTCATTTACCTTGCCCTTGTGGTCTTGGATCAGCGCACGCACCTGGGCTGCAACGCTGGGCTTTCCTGCGTCCTTGCTGGGCTTGGCTGCTGCTGGAGCCTTAACCTTGGCTTGCGTCTTCACAGCTTTGCCCTTGCGTGCAGGCGCCTTGCCTGCCTTCACCGCCTTGGGCAGAACCTTGTCCTGGCGAGCCTGCTCAGGTTCCGCATTGCTGTTAAGTGCACGCACAATAGCCTTAAGCGGCTTCTGCCAGTCCTGGATCAGCTTGTCGCTCTGTGCCTCAGCAAACGCCTCAGCATAGTGCTCCTGCAGGCGGACTCGCACCTTGGGATGACCATATTTGGTAATAATCTTTTCAATTTCCACAGCCAGCTCCCGGAGCTCCATCTTGCCCTTGAGCACAAGGGTTTTGAGGTTGTCAATCCGGGAATAGCAAGCCACATATGCCTCAATCAGCTTGCCTGAGGCACTGAGCGTGAGGTTTTCCATCCCAATGTCAGTGTTGGGCTTGGCCTGCTGCAACGCATTGTCAATGTAAGTGTAGCTCTTGGGGCTCAGCTGAGCTCCCCGATTGAGGCAGTAAGCAATCTTACCCATAGTCTGCTGGGTGCCAAAAGGAACGTTCTTGACCACAGCAGCATCGTGGGGCCTGCCCACCTGCGTGAGATACGCTTGCGCTTCGCGAATCAGCTCTTCCGGCTCAGCAGCCTGATGCACCCAGTTCAGTGCAAGCCCATACCTCACATTGAAGTCTGGGGCCGTGTAGTCAAGGGTGCTGAAGTCGGGTGCACCACGGCTGTTCAAGATCTCTTGCAGCTTTGTGTCAGTGCGCGTCAACCGAGCCATTTGGGTAACTCCTGTCTCTATGAGCCCAACATATAGCTAGTTGGGCCCAGTGTCAACCGTTTTCTTTGCCAAATTGCCAATTTTTTTGATGTGTGATTTCCGCAACACCCAAGACTTGAGGCAGCGCGGCACATTGCCCTGCTGCCTCAAGTTGTGTGCCCTCAAGAGTGCAACCGGGTTCCGGGGCACGACCTCGTCGTCACTTCCAGACGGGGTTACCGTCAGGGGCTTTCACCTCACTTGCCCAGGTTTGGCGAATTCTGGCCTTCACTACAGCTGGTATAGGCACATAATCCAACCGTTCAGCTATCTCGTCGCCATGTGTGTAAGCCCAGTCAAAAAATCGCATCACTGTGAGGCTGTTGGTGGGGTTGCGAGGATCACGCGGCAACAGAATGTAGGTGGGACTCACAATAGGCCAACTGTTGGCGCCAGGCTGGTCAACGAGGTCAACAGCAAAGTTAGGCACGTTCCAGTTGGCAGATGCTGCTGTAGCCTCAAAAGCCTTGTGAGTGGGCTTCACCCAATGTCCATCGCGGTTGCGGATTTGCGTGGTAACCAATCCAGCTTGCTGAGCATAGGCATTTTCCACATAACCAATGGCTCCCATGATCTGACGCACACTGGCGCTAACACCCTCGTTTCCTCGTGCTCCAGTGCCAGTGGGCCACTTAACTGAGGTGCCTGTACCTACCTGGGTGCGCCATTGCTCACTCACTGCCGATAGGTAACTGGCCCAAACAAAGGTTGTTCCACTGCCATCTGCGCGATACACCACTGCAATAGTCAAATTAGGCAAGCGAATTGTTGGATTCAGTTCCACAATGCGTTGATCATTCCACTTTACGATCTTACCTAGATAGATGTCTGCCAACACTGGACCAGTGAGTCTCAGTTGCTCTCGCTCTAGACCCGGCACATGGACTGCTGCAACTAAACTGCCCATAGCTGTTGGAAACTGCACTAAGTTGTTTTTTTCCAAATCCTCCTGTTTCATAGGAGCATCACTGGCCCCAAAATCCACAGTGCGGTTCCGGATTTGGTTTTGCCCAGCACCGCTGCCCACACTTTGGTAGTTGAGTGCAATACCAGTTTTCTTCGCTTCCTCTCCCCATTTTTGATAAAGCGGGTTGGGAAAAGTGGCACCAGCACCGTTTATTGGTTGCGCAACTACACCAGTAGCACCCATTGCCATCAACGCAGCAGCCATCAACAATTTTTTCAAACCCATAAAGTTTCCTTTCATAGTTTCTTTTGGTAATCTCAGTTTGCCGACGATTTTCCAAATATGCAATGAGGCTCTAAAGTTTTAATACGACTGTAATACAGCTTTCAACATAAGAAAGAGTCAGGAGTGTGACTATCATAAATATCACAAATGAGGAAAATGTTATGCCGCCGTTGACGTTCTGGAATGGAGTTGGTGCGAAAAACAAAGATTACAAGTTCTTTGATCGCATGGCATCTCAGTATATGAACATGGGTGGTACAGAATTTTATTGCCATAAGTACGTTGGGCCACTGAATCCAGATCCCAAGATTGTTACACCTGACACAGACGAAACCAACTTACTCAGCATATCAGACTTAGTGAACTTGGAGGTGAGAGACAGAAAATATGACAACGACGTCTACAGCCTCAAGGGACACTACTTAGTCACTGACACAGAGTTTGATTTGAAGCAGTTTGGTTTTTTCCTGTCAACAGATACAATTTTCATAACCTTTCATATCAACCAAATGGTTACCCAACTGGGCCGACGGTTAATGAGTGGTGATGTACTTGAAGTGCTGCACATGAGAGACGACACTACTTTGGATGGCAGGCCCATCAACAAGTTTTACGTGATCCAAGAGGGCACACGTCCTGCAGAAGGATTTAGCCCCACTTGGTGGGCACATCTATGGCGTGTGAAGTGCCAACCACTTACAGACAGTCAAGAGTTCCAGGACATTTTGAATAAAGAATTGGAAGATCGTGGAGATGGAATTGTGCCTGAGCCCAATCCTGACGGCAGCATGCCTACAATTGGTGATATCACTAGCGTATATGACAAAGAAATCAGCATCAACGATGGTGTTTTGGAAGAGGCTACTGCTAACGTGGCATTCAGAAACTGGCAAAGCACACACTTTTACATCCTTCAAGAGGACTTAGACCAACCTATTTCAGTCTACAACTCAGACGGTATCCCACCAAACCAAAGCAAACCTGTGCCTTCTGGCACAAGTTTTCCCGCTGTTAACAAAGAAGGCGACTATTTCCTTCGCTTAGATTATGTTCCCCCTGTATTATACAAACGGACTGCATCAAAGTGGAAGAGAGTTGAGACCAATTATAGGGCCCCGTGGCTACCCGCTAACCGCGTGCTCACTAGCTTCATAAACAACAAAAACAAAACCACTCTCACAGATGGTAGTGTGATTGATGAACGCCAAAACCTGCGCACAGCTATCAAACCCAAACTCGATCCAGATATTTTATGAGGAGACAAACATGAGTAAAACAACAGGCGAAAAAGGGCTATCACTTATCAAGAGTTTTGAAGGCTTGCGATTGGACGCCTATATCTGTCCTGCAGGTGTAGCCACTATTGGTTATGGCACAACCAAAATCAATAGTCAAGCAGTTAAAGTGCCGTCAGTTATAACAGAGTCCCAAGCCAACGACTATCTGAAAACTGATGTCAAAGCATTTGAGCAATCTGTTAACAGTGCTGTCTCTGTGCCAGTTACACAAAACCAATTTGACGCACTTGTGAGTTTCACTTACAATCTAGGCGCTGGCAATTTACGTAGCAGCACACTCTTGAAAAAGCTCAATGCAGGTGACTATGCTGGTGCTGCTGATGAGTTCCCCAAATGGAACAAAGCTGGTGGCAAAGAACTGGCAGGTTTGACCCGCCGCCGAAATGCTGAAAGGGACTTGTTTCTCAGCTAATGGAATATTGGTACAACCAACAGCTACGGCAGTATAGACTTCAAGTCATACGAGCATTCAGCAACTTCAGTGTAAGCATGGGTATCAACAGCGACGGCACCCCGAAGCTGAGGCGAGTGCCTTGTCGCTATGGTGACCCTTCACGTTTGGCAGAAACCATCACAAATGCCAACAGTGAAAACAAATTACCAACAGCCCCTTTCATCTCAGTCTATTTGACAGCCATGAGTTTGGCACCCAACCGGCGTCATGCTCCAAGCCTTGTTTCAACACAAAACGTTATTGAACGTGAATACGACGGAGAAAATAGTCGCTACCTAGGTACACAAGGTAACAGAAGCACTGTTGAACGTTATATGGCTGTACCTTTTGACCTGACCTTCAACGTAGACTTTTGGACCAGTAACCTTAACCAAAAAGAAGAGCTTATTGAGCAAACCCAAGTACTCTATAATGGAATGATTGATATTCAAACATCGAACAATCCCTTGGACTGGACAGCTATTACAACCCTTGAGCCCACAAACATCACTTGGAGCAGTCGAAGTATTCCCATTGGTACAGAAAACCCCATTGATGTTTGTACTGTTGAATACAAAGTGCCAATTTTCATAAATCCACCAGCCAAAGTAAAACTACAAAAGATAATTCAAGAGATTGTAACAAATATACGTGAAGGTGAATATGATCCCAACACAATGGAGTGGACCGAACAGTCTTTGCTGAGTAGAGTGTTAACAACTCCTCTGGATGCCTGTATTGCCATGGCCAATGCAGGTGAAAACACCTGGGAAATCAGCCTACAAAGTCCTTCTGGTAGTACGATTGATCCTCAGACATTGCCGACCCGTGTGTTGGGCAGAAAAAATCCTGTATTGACACCTGGTACTACATTCAAGTTCAATGGGCAAGCTATAACAATACCCAACACAAGTATTGATGATTTAATCAACTTGATTCGAGTGCGAACTGTTGAACCCAGTTTGAACGCAGTTTTTAATTTGAATCAGCAAATTGAATTTTGGAACATGACTGGTGGAGATATTGTCTTGGAAAACGTGGAAGGCACACCAATCCAAGATTTGGGATTTCAGCCCACCATATACAAGGGCGGAACCTTGGCTTGGTGGAGGCTCTTGGACAAATATGGCGCAGTAAAACCCCAAAGCAGTTTCCAAGAAAACGCTAGCCAAATAAGGCTGTTGTCAACAGATGATCTTGACAACAGAGACTCTGACATTGTGGGATATATTGATTTTCATCCCACCAACCAAAACTATTTGATTTGGAAAGGCAAACTTTCCAGTTGGCCCGGAGATCAACTTCCTCCCATCACTGCTGTTATTGATCCACAGCGCACTTACCCTGGCTCTGGCTTGACTGAGGAAAGATTTGGTCAAAGATATTTGTTGACAAATGAAATTGCATTTCAAAGCGGCGCGTGGGGCAATGTTCAGGCAATACCAAATGTGCAGGCACTGGTAGTTGGTAGGGTCAGCACCAACGAACTGGTAATAGAACCTGTTGATCAAGCCCAGTTAAGCCTGAACCGCAGCATGCAAATCCTATTTGGGTCAGGCATTACACAAACTGCAAGTGTTGTGCAAATTGTACAATTGAATGCACTTCAATACCAAGTGGTTTTGTCAGGAGACTCTGTTGCACAAATTGGAGATTTTGTGCAAGTAATTTACCCTGTTATTGCCAACGATATAATTGAATACAACGGCTCACAATGGGTTTTGGCCTTTGACAGCAGCAGCCCTTTGCAGACATTGGTGTTGAATCAATACAGTCAAAAATGGTTTCTTTGGACGAATCAAGAATGGAAAGCTTTTCCCAAGAGCACGTATACACAGGGCTTATGGCGTCTCAGCCTCTAAATAATCCTATGAAACAGTATCCCACAAAGCCAGTTGCACAAGTTGATATGCAAATAATGGACCAATTTATTGATCCCAATACGCGGCAAATTTTGAAAATTCTTCATGATCATCATGTGTCCACTCGGATTGTAGGTGGTGCAGTGAGAGACATGTTGCTACATAAAAAACCACGGGATATTGATTTGGTAGTGGACGCAGATCCTAGTGAAACGTTGTTTCTCTTGAACCTATATGGAATTGAGGCAGAAACACAGGGCATCAAACATGGCACCATCAAAGCCGTTTTTAGGCAGAACGGGGACAAAAACAAAGTGGAAATAACCAGTTTGGGTTACAGGATACAGTTGAAAGGTGCTCGACCTTTTCTCAAAAAAGCCAAAAACTGGGCTACAGACAGTGAAATGCGGGACCTGACAATCAACAGCATGAGTATGGATTTACATGGCCACATTTGGGATTATCAAGGCGGATACGCCGATTTGAAGCACAGTCGTATCCGAATGTTGCCTGATACTAAATCCAACATCAAGGACGATCCCAACCAAATCATGCGATACTTCAAAGCCTTGACTATGTTTCCACAACCACTTATGGTGAAAACAGACCTTGAGTGGATCAAGAAACACATTAGCTTGTTAGCTGACCAAGAAGATGACGAGAGAGTTATCAGAAACTTATTGAGTATTCAAAAAAGCCCAAATGCTGACAGAATATTAGAATTGATGTGCCAATTGGGTGTAAAAAAATACATTTCCTACTTACCTTGTTAGTATTTTTGCCTCAGTAACACCAGTAACAAAGTAGCAATGTATGTCCTGACTCTGCTATAATGATGGCAACAACTCTCTATGTATATAAGGACCAAGAATGAAAATAAAAATGCCCAGCACCAAGGACGTCAAAAAGGCCACCAACAGTGTGACAAAAACTGTCACTGACACCAGCAACACTGTGGTTAAAGAAACTACCAAAACTGTTGACAAGGCTGTTGACACAATAGCCAACACAGCCACTGATGCCTACAAGGACGCATCTAAGGCAGCGTCTGATGCCTACAATTATTCAGTAAGCTTGGCTAACAATACTGCTGCTGTGAGTGCAAGTGTTGCCAACACCGTTGCCAAAAACACCGAAGAGGCTGCCAAACAGGGCATCAACGTTGCTAGTGATGAGTGGAAGAAGGGCAGTGCTCTAGCACAAGACTTGTATAAGGATGGTGCTGAGGCAGTTGTCAAAGCTGCTGAAGATGCATATGCCTGGGCGGATGCTAATGCCTGTAGAATTGGCTTGAACTATGCACTCACAACTGGTATAGTGCTCTACTTTGCTCCCAAGCCTGCTCCAGGTGATCCAGGCACTGTGAATTCAACCGCAGCCAGCATGACCTGGGTTGCCTGGTTTGCATCACAAGCGGGTAAGGCTGCCTCCGCAGCACAAACTATGGCATTGAGTTGCAGTATCAGTTACATCATAACCGAAGGCTTGTTTTTGATTCCAGGGGTAAAGGGTCAAGTGAACAAGACACTTGTGTTCAATGCTCTGTCAAATTGCATCAACACAACGATTACTAATGCATATCTCTGGGGTACACCAGCCGGTGTTGGTATTGCTGTGGGATCAGCCATCTCCCCAGTTATTGCAACGCTGATTTGCGAGGGTGTGCTGCCGCGTGGTGCAAGCAAGGGTCCAGACGCCAAAGCTGCTGAAGACGGCATCAAGATGGCCAAGGACGCTTTGAAAAGCTTGGGCTTTTAACAATCAAAGGAGCTGGACACAAATCCAGCTCCTTTGATCATGTAAAGATATCACTCAATGCGTTTTGATATTCTGGAAACTGTTGAAAAAACCTTTCTGTAAAAACAACCAAATCTCCCTCTCGCGTATAAACTTTGTTACTGCGGCTGGGAGACAAAGTTTCTCCCTCCTCCGGCAGTTTGTCTAGCTTGGCCATTTCCCTAGCGTTCAACTGAAACCAAGGCACCCTATCTTTCCAAAAGCTGACTTTTCCAGATTTTGTCAATTGCTCCTGATACACTTTGTAGAGATGGACTTTCTCACTGTTGCTGGGCAGCAGGGCTCGAGGCACAGCCAATAGATCGTTCACACCTGCCAGGATGCTGTTGCTTGCGAGGCTGCTGGCCCTGATATCAGTTTCAGTCAAAATTTGATGATAGCTACTACTAATAGGAACATAATCATGTTCCAAGAACCAATTGATTACATTAGTGACTTTTTGCAGTTCCACTGCATTATTGTGATTGCATTCAAAGAATATCCAAGGTTGGTCTTGTTGAATACGGGCAGCCGCACCTTTGAGAACATCAAGCTCATGACCTTCAACATCAATTTTCATGAGCTTGATTTTGGGAAGATCAAGGCTGTCAATGCAAACAGTTTTCACAGTGCGGTTTCCGCCCTCTGATCCCACAATATGGCTGGTGCCAGTTTGTTTGGGATTGTATTGAAAGCTGATTTCTCCACTTTGTTGACTCACTGCCTGGTTGTGGATTTGATAAATGCTTTCCTTGCCTGCATAGCTACGCATTATGCATTCACAATTTTCTTGAATGGGTTCAAACATAATTGTTTGACTACAGAAGCTTTGACTCAAAAATTCCCAGCTGGCAACACCATAGTTTGCACCAATATCCAACAGCAGTCCTGGTCCTTCCAGTCCCAGTGACTTCCAGCTTTTCCACCATTTCTTGAACAACCAATTGTCATTTTGGAGACGTAGCTTGCTGCTCCAGAAGTCAGCTTTGTTTATGTGTAGATTCAAACCATTGAATGGCAAAACTTCTGTTTTGAGGTCGGGTAGCCGTTCCATCGTATTATTCCTGAGTATAGGTAATCAAGTAGAGTTTGGCTTAGGGAAGGGGGTGTGTCAATATTGACTTTATTGGATACAGATCCCTATTATATGTGTAAATAGTAGTGTAACATCTATCACACAAGGCCCTATTATGACACCACTTGAAAAGATCCAAAATCTGCTAAGCAATCACAAGATAGATGGTATTGCAACTAGAGTCAAACATGACGTGAACTTGTTGACCACTGTGAATTCTTGGAGTGCAAGCCAGTACTGTGATCTATTGAGCGAGAAGATCTATTGCTATGTTAAACAGCTTAGCCAGCCCCCTGCATGTGTATGTGGAAAATCAGTAAGCTTTATTAGCATAACCAAGGGTCACAGAGAATTCTGTTCAAAAGAGTGTGTGCATGCCAAGGCTGCTGCAACAGAACGTCGTGTTAAGGTTCTCAAAGAGAACGGCGGTGTAGGGCTAGCAAATCCTAAATCCAAAGCTAAAGCACAACAAACACTTGAAAATACATATGGGGTGTCAAATGCGTTCTGCCTTCCCCACGTAGATACTCATCGATTAGTGAACAATCCCATGAAGGATCCTAAAAATGTGGAAAGGATAAGACAACAATGCCTAGAGCAGTATGGCGTAGATTGGCATAGCAAGAGGCAGGATGTGATCGCCAAAACAACAGAAACTCTTAATAACAAATACGGTGTCTCAAACCCAGCTCAGAAAAATTATAGTTCTCTTGCAAACCAAGTGCTTAATGATCCTGTTGCGCTCAAAACCATGTTTGAAACATCAAATATATCAAATATGGCTCAAGAACTAGCTGTTTGTGAGACCACAATACTCAAATACCTCAAAATATGGGGAATCCGCCAGCCAAATGAAATATCAGCTGAACTACAGTTGAACAGCTGGTTGAAAGCTCAAGGTTTTGTTGATTTTGAGAAAACTCGAACAACCTTGCTTAACAAGCAGGAAATTGACCTCTATAGTGAGAGTCAGCACCTTGGCATAGAATATTGTGGCTTATATTGGCATAGTCAGCGTCACAAACAACGAGGGTATCACAAGAACAAATATATTGCCTGTCGAGACCAAGGCATCAAATTGATAACCATATTTGAGGATGAATGGCTCAATAGATCACAAATTGTGAAATCTAGGCTATCACAAATATTGGGCATCAATAAACGAGGGCCCGGGGCCCGATGCCTCAGACTCTCTTGCATCTCCAGTAGTCAAGCAACAGATTTCTTGAACACCCATCATATAAGTGGCGCAGCCAAAGCAGAAGTTGCTGTGGGTGCATATGACCTAAATCAAAAATTGGTTGCTGTGATGACATTCAGTCAAGGTCGAAAGTTCACAAAGCCCAAAGAAGTTTGGCAGTGGGAAATGGTGCGATTCAGCACAGATGGGCAGCATTATGCTGGTATTGCTGCAAGATTGTTTAATCATTTTGAGAAAACATATCAGCCCCAAAGTGTGCTCAGTTATGCTGACCTCAGATGGGGCCAAGGGTTATATCTTGCACATCTGGGATTTAGGCGCTTTGAAGATACCCCACCCAATTATTGGTATTTCAGTCTCAAAAATCCTGACTTCAAACGATATCATAGATTTACATTCAACAAACAGTCCATGATCAAAAAGTATCCCCATCTTGTTACAGAAGGCTGCACTGAATATTCCATGGCCCAAGGGGCAGGCTTGGAAAGGATTTGGGATTGTGGCAACGCTAAATGGATATGGTATAAAACATGAAAAGCCTGGGAGAAATCCCAGGCTTTTGTCGTAGCCTCATTTGATACTGGATTTGACATATCGCTATAAATACAACAAACTTAAATTGGAGAGTTTGTTAAATGATCGAATGTCAAATCTGCAAAAGACAATTGGGCACCTTGGTAGGTAAGCACCTCAAAAGCCATGGTTTATCAAGTCAAGAGTATCAAGAAAAATTTCCTGGGAATCCTGTTAGCGCAATGAAGCCATGGACAGAGGAGTTGCGTGCCAAACAAAAACAAGTGCGGACTGGCAGAAAACACAGCGAAGAAACCAAACAAAAAATTGGTGTTGGTAACAAGGGTAAAATTATGCCTAGAGAAGCTGTGGAGCGGCAAAAAGAAAGTTACCAGAAATTTTTAGAGAGTAATGGTGGCAGTCCTCAAAAAGGCTACAAACGTAGTGACGAATTCAAAAAGAGAATGAGTCACATAGCACAAACTAGAGATCCTGCACTAGTGCAACAAAAGGTTGAACAGATGTGGGCTGCACGGCGCGGCAGCAAGGCTACTGATGAACAAAAGGAAAATTACAGTCGGGGTAGACTGAAGTTTATGGCGGAAAATCCAGACAAGCTTGGAATGAAATTATTCAATACTAAACCGGAGCTACAGTTTGAACAAATCCTTATTGAATCAGGGCTGATATATCGCAAATTTGTACGTGTCGGATTGTTTCTTTATGACTTCGTAATAAATGAAAAAATATTAGTTGAAATAGATGGACCATATCATTACAACAAGAATTTATATGGTAAGAAAGATGATGCAGAATCTATTAAACTTGAAGGGCTCGCTAAGACTCAAGCACGAGATGCACGCAAGACTGCAAACGCTATTGCGCAAGGGTACCAAATATTCCGCATCAAAGTTCCTGGTGCATTGGCTGATGATTGGAGAGAGCAATTGTTACTGCAAGGTTGCACATTGTTTTAAGATAAAACCCCGGGAGAGATCCCGGGGTTTTATCTTGTCGTTTTCCACCATTAGCTTCAAAAAAAGCTAATGATATCAATAACTTAAAGAAATTTCAAATTCGCAGTATTTATGGCGATGCCAGCCAAGTAGTCAGCAGCATTACCAAGTGAACTTGCTACGTTGCTGAGTTCCAAGTAACCATATCGTGACATGAAAGATACCACTGGTTCGAAGGTGTTGGGATCAATCACAACACCACTGCTTGTCAGTGGCACATATGGGCAATAATACGCAGCCGCATCAATTTCGCCAGGACCCTTGTAACCAACTAGCACAGGGGTATCATCAGCAGCATATTGGTCCACATACACGCGAACTGAGTTGTTCAAAACGCCAACGAACTTGGTGTTGGTTGGAGCTTCGAATGTGCCTTCAGTTGTGCGAGCGAAAGCGGAAGTTGTTGCGCTTTGCAGGATTGTCAGTGCTGTGGGGGAAACCACAACCCAGTTACCAGCACCACGACGTGTGCGAGCAGCAATCAAGTTTGCACCACGGTTGATCAAGACAGCAAGAGCAGCATGCTCGTCACCAACGAATGTGGCAGTGCCGGAGACAGCGCCTTGGTCGTATGTGAGAGTGATGCCAGCTAGGTTGCGCAGGCTGTTTAGGATCTCTTGGTCAATTTCAGCTGTGATTTCTTGAGCTAGAGCAGCCATAATCTCAGCTTCGATGTCAATGCCTTGTTGGGCTTGTGCATCTTGTGCAGCCTCGAAAGTCCAGCGAGCGCTGAGCTTGCGGGTCTTGGCTTCCACAGTCTCTTTCAAGATCTGGATGTTTAGTCTCTTGCCAGCTGTGCCTTCAAGTGTTGCAGCAGCAGCACCGCGAGGGTTGTTCACATCGCCATTACCGCTGTAAAAGCGAGCAATGTCAAAGGGGCTGAGAGCTTCAGTACCAGCAATCACGCCACCAGCTACTGCTGGATTGGGGTATGTGTCGGCATAACGCACACGCAGGGTGTGGATTTGCCCAACGGGACCTGTCATTGGTTGCACGCCGATGATCTCGTTAGCGATAACAGTTGGCATCACTCGACGGATAACGGGCAGGATAACCTTGTTTAGGGTAGCAACGTTGCCTTGGCTTGTTGAACCAGGTGTTGCGTTTTCAAACAAGATGCCTGCTTTGCTGCTTAGGTCACGCTTGGTATTCTCAAGAACCACTTCCATAACTTTCTTGCGATTGCCGGTGAGGCCTTCGCAAAGAGCGTCTCTGGTGAGATTCCAGTTGGCTTCAAAAAGGTTGCCTTTCATAGTCATTTTCTCCTTATTGTGCTTTGGCGACACCGGCCAAATACAAGATATTTTGAAGATCGCGATCTTCAGTTGGGTTTTGTTGTGTTTCCACGAGACTTACGCGGTCTCCGGAATGTGCCACAGCTCTGCTGGGTTTTGCTTGCACAGCCTTTGGTGCGGCTGGTGCATTTTGGTTCAACACTGCGGGCAAGTATCTGTGATAGCTTTCTTTGAGGTGTGTGGTTTTCACATCTTCCAAAAGGCTTTCCATGATCTTTTTCTTGTCTCTGGCCAAGGGGTTCAACAGCTCATTGAGCACTTGGGCTCTTTGAAGCTGAGCTTGTGCTGCACGGCTTTGTGCACGAACGCTTTCCAAGAGATTTTCTTTCTCATGAATTGCCTTTTGTGCCTCAGCTAGTGCTGCTTGTTGCGTCTTGAGTTGATCACTGAGCTTTTTGACTTGAGTACCTTCTGCAAGGTAGCTGGTCATAAATTCAGCGGCCACAGCTTCGAATATTTTACGACCAAAATTGTTCTCACGAGCAATTTTGATATCGTCTCTCCATTGCACCAACTCGCGCTTGATGACCTCGTTCAAGGTTTTATCAACCACAGTGGTTGCTCTGTTGACAAATGAGCGTTGGGTTTCATCCAGCTTGCGTTTTGCTTCGCTTGCCAGTTTGACTCGTTGCTCTACCAGAGCCTTTTTGTCAGATTGAAATTCGGAAATTTCTTCTGACAATTGCTGAAGAACAAAGTTCTCCAGTTTGCCAATTTTAGCTTCGAGGGCTGCTTGAGCGTTTTTCTTACTCTCCAGCAGTTCGGTAGCCATAGATTTGCGTTGAACGGCCAACTGTTTTCTGTCGGCTTTGAACTCAGTAATTTCCTTGCGGATTTCACCTTGCATAAACTGTTCCATCATTTTCACATGTTGGGCCAGCTTTTTGTTGTAAGTGGATTTTGCCTCACTAACAGCCTGGGTGAGCTGCACCTTTTTGGCTGCTACTGCTTGCTTGTCTTGAGAGAACTCACTGAGTTCTTTTCTCACAACATCGTTCAACATCTTGTCCATGGCTTCCACAAGCAATCCGCGCTCGTGCTCGAAGCGATGAGCATAACTTTCTTGGAGCTTTGTCTCAGCTTCTTTGAGCTTGTTTGTGAATGCTTCCTGAAGGGCAGTTTTGGCTTCGGGGCCAAGCACTTCGTTCTCCAGGAGCTCTTGTAGTTGTTTTTCCATAGGACTGGCGTCTCCTTGTTAAATCTTCAACTCGTTAACCCAGCGGAGCAGGGTCTTGGTGAGATGCTTTTGAGCCTTCTCATCATGACGCACGCTTTCTGCCAAGTCTCTGATGTTGCTGCCGAGCCTTCTGTGATACATAGCCTCATATACAGGCACAGGATATGCACTTGGGGCTGAAGGTTTGGCCACTATGTCGACTGTTAACATTTCAAAATCTGAAACGTTCCCATAGGGATCGACATTGCCTGAGCCACGTGATGAAACGCCAAGTTTTACACCACTCTCAAGCAAGGTTTTTGCAATTTGACCGCAAGGTGTTGGTAATACTTTCAACTTACCAAGGCCATTGGGACCGTCTATCCACATTTTTTGAATGCTGTGGCTTACGCGATCTAGATGAATTTGAAGCTCTTGTGGATGATCCAGTTCACCAGGTACCCCATTGTCTTTGGATATGCTTGAATTTACTAGCTCTACGGCTTTGCGAATCTCGTCTACAGGATAGACTCTTCCGTTATGATTTTTGATTCCGCCTTGAATGAAGATTCCTTCCATGAAGAGGTTTTTATGACCACCTTCTATGGCTTCGGTAACAACCTTCATTTGTGCATCATCAAAATGCAAGTGTTCTTGCAGAATTGAGACCATTTTTGTTTCCTGTTTAGTTTCGTAGTAACAATATTTAACAACACTATCTGAAACAGCTGGATTTCCAGTAAGAAACCAGTGTTTTTTCAAAGAACTATGCTGTAACCTTTTGAGTTACAGCATAATTTCTTGTTGATAAATTACTTCTTTGGTGTTGTGCCGGTGCTGCCCAGTGGGCTGCGAACGTTGGCGGCGCCAAAACCTTCTGAACGATCTTTGTTCAACATGGCCTTTGTGCTGCCTTCCTTGCTGACATGAGTCATGTCTTCACTAGCCTTCTTGCGACGGTTGGACAAGTTCATACTGGCACTTGTGGGGGCAGATTGAAGATGATATCCATCAGCCTTTGATCCCTTGCCTGTCACAACTGGCTTGGCACCTGGAACAGGGCTTTGAACGCCTTTGGGCACTGGGCTATGCTTGCTTACATCACTACGAGAAAACTTTCCTGAGCCAACTTCGCCAACTTTCTTGAGATCAACATGAACTGTATCGAGGGCAATGGCTTCATCAAGATCATCATAGTCTTCATCAAGGTCGTCAGTGTTGTCCATCCAGCCTTCTCTCATGCCACCACCGCTAGCATCGCGCTGTAGGCGTCTTTTCAAACGCGAATGGTCTTCACTTCCTAGTTGATCAATTAAAAAGTTCCAGCACTCATCCCACGTACCAACGTGTAGGGTGTTATCTGCTTGTCCTGGTGCTTCTGTCCAGACTTCATATTCTTCCTCATAGTCTTCCTCATCCGCGTCAGGGTGTGGCATGTCCTGATATGTTTGACCAATATGGATGTCATCTATTACGTAGTCGGGGTTGTCCCCTTGACCACTCAGTTTGCGGATTGGGTAAGAAGTTCCATTAACAGTCACGGTTTCAAAATCGCCGCTAATTTTGTACTGTTTACCACCAGGCGTAGTGCCCGAATCTGCCATTTCCTGCAGGGGCATTTTATCTCCCTCTGCATCACCATGTTCACCATGTAGTTCAGCCTTCATAGCTTCAAATTCAGCAGTCAACTCTTCAATTGCTTGCTCAATGTCTTTTAGACGCTCGCCTTCAGCTTCCTCGTCGTGGTCCATGTCTGCATCCATTTCAGCTTCATCAGCATCCATTTCTTCATCGTCCATGTCGTCTTCATCGTCCATGTCGTCTTCAGCGTCCATGTCTATGTCATCGTCTTCCACGTCAACATCAACATCGTCAGCATCTTCATCATCGCCAGCACTTACTGTGAGATCTTCAACCGCGTCATCGAGGTCAACATCTTCCATTGTGCCGTCGCCATAATGCTCTTCATTCTCAATTTCTTCTTTGTGAAATTCAATGTCATCTCCGAGATTTCTGCCCTCGTCCCTGTCCATTTCATGCTCGTCGTCACTTAGCATTTCCTCGTGAATTGCACGTGCCTTCTCAATGAAGATTTGGTGCAACAGGTCACGAGCCTTGTCTTCTTGCTCGTTGATAAGGTAATCCATTACCTTCAACAGCTTGCTATTAGCCATAGTTTGTCTCCTTTGGTAAAGTTGATAGACTCTGTGTTTATTTAGAAGGAGTTGAAGAATAACTTGGATTTATATGGAAAATAAGGCAATTTTAGACTACATGCCTGGCATTCCGCCGCCTTCAGCAGAGGGAGCGCCATACAACAGGCCCAAAAGATCTCTGCGCACAAGATTTTCCAATTTCTTGGCACTACGCATTCTTTTCATTTGATTTAAATGTGCGATTGTAATCTTGGGTCGACGCGGGTCATACTGATTTTGCATAGTATAATGATCTTGGTCTGGGCTGTAATAGCCAGCACTATCTAAATCCATTGCTCTCATAAATCTATTTATTGCAGAGAAACAAAGGCCCTTGTATAGTTCAAATCAAAGGGAGCAACAGAGTGTCAATTTATCAATTTTTACCAAGTCCCAGCTTTGGCGCTGGTGAGGCAAACGTAGCAACCTGGAAAGATGGATTTTCAGGAGATGATATAAAAAAGATAATTCAACTAGGGCAGGCTAGACAGCCAGGAAAAGCGGTAATTGGTGGATTTGATCCCGCTCAAAATTATGAACAAATACGCAAAAGCAAAACCAGTTGGATTGAAGCCAGTCCTGACACTGATTGGATTTATCAACGCTTGGGTAATATTGTTCGTAATTTAAATGGCCAGCATTTTCGCTTTGATTTGTGGGGATTTGGTGAACACCTGCAATACACTGAATACTACGGGGATGATGAGGGTCACTACACCTGGCATATTGACAGTGGCATCACTTCCACAAACCACGGTCCTCGAAAACTCAGTGTAGTTTTACAATTGAGCGATCCCTGTGAGTATGAAGGTGGCAATCTACAAGTTAAGTTAGGCGCTGATCCACAAACCATTAGCAAGGATCTAGGCCTTGTAGCCGTTTTTCCCAGCTTTGTTCTGCATAGAGTAACACCCGTTACAAGTGGGTTACGCCGCACTTTGGTGGCTTGGTTAACTGGTCCAGCACTGCGTTAAGGACCTACAGCAACATATTCTATAAGAACTGCACCTGGTTGTCCACCTGATGCTGATGTATCGTCTCGGCCCACGCCCCCGTAACCAAACCTAAGGCCTAAGTCAGCATTCAAGTAAACCAGCGGGCCTATGCTGGTGGCAGTTCCTCTCGCACCATTGGCACCGGGTGTGAAGATGTTGGCATTGAGGCCGCCGCTTCCACCACCTGCTGTAACAAGGGCTATTCCACTTTGATCCAAAAGTTGGCTGGGCGTGCCAGGGTTTCCAGAATTACTAATGTTAGCAGCCCCACCACCTCCAACTATTACTTGCAAATTACTGCCTGCCGTGACCGGTATCCATGTTTCTATAGCGGCACCTGGTCCACCCTTGCCTCCAATTAGTTTTATAGTGGGACCATCAGCATAGCCGCCGTCAGCACCTGTGTAATCCTGTGTTGTATAAATTGCTCCCCAACCACCTGCTCCTCCTCCGCCCACAGTTGTGATTTTTACATTAGTAGTTGTAGCAGGCACAGCCCATGTACTGGGAGACAAAAAGCCAGCTACTGCTAATTTTTGGCCTGTCCCTTGGGGTCCTGGAAAACCAAGAGTTCCTGTTGCCCCTGGGTCTCCGGTCGGGCCAGCGCCACCTACTGGCCCGGTTGCCCCTAGTGTGCCTGGTGGTCCTGCTAATGGGCCAGGCTGCCCAGCAGACCCAGTGGCACCTTTTACACCTGGAGGGGCAGGAAATCCACCAAATCCTGGCGCTCCTCCCAATCCTGTAGGCCCTGTAGGCCCCCTTACGCCTGGAAAACTTGTGGCTGGACCCAACAGCAAAGCGGCGCCTGTTGGCGCCACTATAAGGGGCAACCCAGCAGGCACACCAATCAGTATTGTATTCAGGACGTCTGCAGACCCGCCTATTATACGCTTATCAAGAAGTTTTGGCATCTTTTAAATCCATTCTATAAGTGCTGCACCAGGGCCGCCCTGTTGTTCTGCTCCTGCCCCAAATCCATAGACTGTTGCCACACCCAATCCCACACTTAAGGGGGAATTCACTCCAGGAGTACCCAGAATTCCTGCGGGGGTGCCTGCTGATGGGCCGCCGCCTGCTACGACTGTGGGACTGCCTGGACCACTCCATGTTGTAGGGGTGCCAGGACTTGGTGGAACGTATATATATTGTGGGTAATATGTTGGAATATTATTTTCATTGGGGTACACCCCACCTCCAGATATTATAGCTCCACTACCCCCAACTCCTATTGTGACATTGTAATTTTGTCCGCCCTGCACAGTTACCCATTGTTCATTTACGCCACCACTGCTTCCAGGAATACCTTGTATTGTCCAACCAGATTGAGCACTATTGTCAAATTCAATTGGACTACCCCCACTCACGGGCAAACTACCGCCTCCCCCTGCTCCAATAAGTGTCAGCTTAACAGAAAACACACCTGGGGGTGCTGTCCATACACCAGGAGACACAAGTTGTGCTGCATTTATATCTTGATTGCCACTAGGCGGCCCAATAGGTCCAGTAATTCCAGGCGGTCCTGGAGGACCCACTGGTCCCCCGCCTGGTCCCGTTGGTCCAGTTAAACCTGCAGGACCAGGAGGTCCTCCTGCAGGACCAGGAGGACCTGGGGGACCTGTATCACCTACTAATGCACTGCTGGCTCCAGGTGGCCCAACAGGCCCTGCTAGTCCAGCGGGGCCAGGAGGACCTGGAGGACCCAGTGGGCCACCTGGGGTTGTGACCACAAGTGTATCTCCTGTGGGGGATACTCGTAACACATACCCGGCAGGTGCCCCATATAATGTTGTAGTCAAAACGTCTCGTGATGGGCCAACAATACGGTTATCAAGTAAGCGAGGCATTAGTTAATCCATTCAATCAAAATAAGGCCAGCTGAGCCATTTGACCCTGCAGGATTTGGCTTAGTGGGATCGCCTCCTGCACCTGCCAAACCATGGAGATATGATCCAGGTACCAAGGGCCAAATTATGTTTGGTGTCGTGCCTGCATTGCCTCCACTCACTGCTACGCCGCCTCCAGCAGAATAAAATACTCCACCTGGTCCGCTCATAGTAGTGTTGCCTCCATTTGTTGGAGGAACTGTGGCAGATGTTTGCCCTTGACCTCCAGCACCAACTTGAAGATTATAGGTGGCATTTGGGATTATATCTACCCACAGCCGTAAAATTGCTCCAGAGCCTCCAGCCAGGCCAGTAAACCATCCGCCAATGCTTCCACTCATAACAGTAATCCTCTATAGCTATCCATTGTTACACCCCAACTGTTTAGTCCCAGCGTTGCATAGCCTTAAATCCCTATAATAGACAATGGCTGTCTTATGCTACGACTCTGTTACTACTTATGGTAATCAAAATAGTCCTCCGCCGCCAGCCCCAGGGCCACCTTCTGTAGGTGGAACTGAACCTGGAGGCACATAAATGCCCAACGTTCCCCCAGCCCCTCCACCGATCAGTGTTATTCTAGCACGCCTAACACCAGGTGGCGCTGTCCATGTTTGTGGACCAGCAGTGCTGAAAACTGCTGCATAATGTTGTTGATCAGTTATTTGTGGTCCTGTTGGCCCAGTATCACCATTGGGTCCTTGATCGCCTGGCGGGCCTTTGTTTGGACCTGGAGGTCCTTGAACTCCTGGGCTTCCAGGAATTCCCCCTCCCATACCAGGAGGACCAGGAGGCCCAGGTGGACCAACAACAAATGTGTCATCTCCTGGTGGTCCTTGAGGGCCAGGGCTCCCTGCTGTGCCAATAATACCTGGAGGTCCAGGTGGTCCAATTTGTTGCCCAAAAAAGAATTGCTCTCCGTTGGCAGAGACTTTCAATACCAAGCCAGCTGGAACACCTTCCAGTTGCACATCAATAAGATCAGCTGATCCAACAACGCGGTTATCAAGTAGCTTTGGCATGCTTAGTCCTTAATTGGCAGTCGCATTGGCAATTTCCAATAGGCTTACAACAACATCAACACAGTTATCAGTACTGGTATTGGTTGTTTCTGCTGGAGGATTACTTACTTGTACAACCAAGGTATCTCCGCTGCTCATGATCAAATTGCCATTCAAGGGGTCAAAAGCGTTGTTGGGAATAATTGTGTAATTGTTAACAAGGTAACGTCTACCAGTGGGCAGATAGGCTGGATCAGGAGGATTATCAATCCATACACTGAGATTGATGGTTTTCCGTAGAGTAGGACTGCTGGGACTGCCTGTAATGTTGCTGCATTGAACAGTCAACAACACAATACTGACTTCAGTTGGATCTACACCTGGAGGCAATGTTGTGTTGGGAATAGTTTGATCGTAACTTGAAACTTTGTAAATGGTTGTGGGTTGATCATTTGTAACTCTAACTTTGACATTACGAAAGTTAAAAATAGGTGCAGGCATATGTTAAGATCCTTTGCGTGAAAGAGCAAGTATAAAGGGAGTCATAAATCCAAAGATGCTTTGATAAAAGCTGCGTCCATCAATAGCACCTCGTCTCTGATTTATGCGGAAACTGGGTCTGGCAGGAGGTTTCTCCCACACGAAGTTAAAAGTAGCTGACGATCCACCACCACTTGTTGACGTTGCACTAATGGGATTTGTGGGCAAACTGCCAATTGTTGTGCTACCTGGCGCCGAAAGTAGATAGTATCCAGGAATAAGAATCGCAACACTTGTAATAACACCACTGGACACACTCAAAACCTTAAGTGTTGTGGGCACAGCATAGGTGCTGTTAACGTTGGCTGGGGTAATGAAATTCAATGTATCCCCTACGTTATAGCTGCCTCCGCCATTGGCAATAGTCAATCCGCCAACTTGAAACGCTGGATTGGGTGTCACAGCCCCCACATAAAAGTCTCCGCTTTCGTCAGTTGTGGTATGGAATACACGTCCACCAGCTAGTGCAATAGTATATTTGTTGGGATCAGCGTAGCCACTGCCATCTTGACTGGGGCTGAGTTTGGCATAATCCAAGCCAGCACCAGCATAGCTCATGGTATAGCCGCTGGCTTCAATCAAGGAGCCAAACTTGATCCTGGCTCGCAATTGCCGGCCAGCTATGGGCAAAGACTTCAAGCTAATAACTGAACAAGGCAAACCACCCGCTGTTACACCTTTTGATATTGTATAGTCAACAGTGGGCAGCAACGGTGTTGCAGTGTCTAAAAATTGCACTTCCAAGTCACTGAATTGATTTGGCAAAACATAAGTGCCACCCGTTGTGACAAAATCAGAACTGACACCATTGGTGGCCCAAGTTTGATTTACAGCCACAGGGCTGTCAGTGGTTTCAAGATACCGGTGTCCTTGACTCCAAAGAGCATAATTGCCAAAACTGCAATTGCTGTTCAATGCAGTCACGTGACCACCATCAAGGCACAGCAAGCCAAACTGGCAGAAGTTAACGAAAAAACTCACCAACTGCATGTAGCCTTTGCCAATGACTTTGACGCCGATACCACCAAGATTGATTTGAGTAAATGCGTCAATAACAATGCTGTGAATCCTATTATTGGGTCCCAAAACACTGGGATCAATCAACACACCGCCACCACCTGGGTAAATCCCTGATCCAGTGTCTGGATCGCCACTAATGCTGGAACAGTTTTGTACATAGGGACTGACCAAGATGTCTGCACCTGGAGCAAAGCCAAAGGCAAATCCTGTTTGTCGAGTTGTAGAGATCAGTGCAGATGTATTCACTCCACTTGTGTTGGCATAACCTGCTGGAGTTATATCCAATGCTGATGGATTCAATCTATGATCTCTTACAGTAATGCCATACACATAACACTTGCTGTTCAAATAAAATACATCAGTAGTTGCGACTCTTGGTCGTATGGAAACAGCTCTAAGATTATCGCCAATAATGCTGACACCTGGCGGAATTTCAATAGGACAGTCTTCAGTATAGTCACCAGCTGCTACTAATATAGCTGTGTGATCAGGTCGGAATGCACCTGTGGCAATTTGTCTAGCTGCTTCAGCACATGCAGCTTTCACAGTTCGCTTGGCGCTATACCAACTTTGTCCACTGTTGGTATCATTACCACTTTCTGCAACGTAAATGCGATTTTTAACAATTGCATCAGCAATCTGTTGCAGGCTTTCTGCATTTAGCAGTTTCCAAACACTGCCTTCCCAAACATACATTTGTTTGTCTGTGGTTTTGTACCAAAGCTGTCCTTGTGTGGGACTTTGTGGAGGACTTTGGTCGGCAAAATTTTCCATGAGATGAACAAGATTTTCATTCAAATAAGTACCGTAATTGGCAAAATTCTTACCAAATAGGATCAAACTGGAAACTGTGCTGTTATACTGTCCTGGCGGAATACTTGCCAGCGTAGTGCCATTGGTCTTTGTGATATTTGTATTCATCTTGATATTTACTGTGTTTCAGTTGGAGGTGTTTCAGCACCTGGAGCAACTTCAGGTGTTTCAAATCCCGGTGTCTCAAGCGGGGCTTCAGGAGGCATCTCAGGTCCACCCATACCAAAATCAGGCTCTGGTGAAGGGCGTATCCCTATTGATCCCAGTCCCACACCCCTGTCTTCAATGGGGCTGGTGCCAGTCTTGCCTTTGACTTTGTCGTTGTTTTCTTCTTTCCACATCCGCTCATTTTCCAGAATATCTTCTTCTGTCCATCCTAGATAACGCTTGAGCGCATATCTCTTGCTCATGTAAGCTCTTGCATCACTGTTCATAGCTGAACTGAAGAGGTTAACACGCTCAGTGTCAATGCTCATGTTGCGATATTGACTGAAACTTTGTGGAACGTTAAATGCCAACTCAAACAAACTGCTGTGTACCTCAATGCCACGGAACTTCAAAAACAATTTAAATTCCATATCCAATGTTGGCGCAAGACTGTTCTGCAATCTTTGGCAATATTTGTTGAATCTATACTCTTGGATAAATGCTGTTCCCACTTTGCCATCGTTGTAAACTGCTGTGCCATCATCTGGTCCAGTGGGCAAATAGCTGCTGGGAATACCCAGCCCGCGCATCAACTTGTTGTTGAAGTATTTCAAGTCGTCAATAGTGCCCAAGTTTTCGCCAGCGTTCAAAGTGTCAATAGTTGTGCCGCGTTGTTCACTGTTGGTTGCAAGGAAGAAATCTTCTGTAATGCTTATGGGATTATAGGCGCTGTCAATAATACTTGAGCCACCACCTGTGCGGTTTGGGAGTCGCCTTTGGTAAATTTCGTTTTTGACTCTTTCAACATACTGCATGGCACGTTGACCTTGCAGCTGACCCACGTCAATCTTAAACACTCTGCGCTCAGGTGCACGCACAATACGGTAAATGAGAATGCAGTCTTCCAAAAGGTCTTTTTGTTTGTAAGTTTTGTAAACTGCTTCAATGATGCTGGTGCCAAAAGGCCAATATTGATCCAAGCCTTCACTTAAACTGAGATGCACCACGTGGTTGGCATCAATTGCCATGCTGTTGGCTGGATTGTAAAATCTGCTGGTACGGCCGCCAGGTGTTGTGGGCTGTCCATAGTTGATGTTGCCTGCACCAGCTGCTGGGTTCGCACTACGAGGGTAACCTCCTGGGAAACTGTATTGATCATGCACAAGAGGGTTGGTTGCCACTAGACTTTGTAAATTGAAATCCAAATCTCTAATCACATATTGTTCAATTTTTTTGCCTTGTGCCTCATTGACAATGATTTTTTCCACTTTGGCTGAATCTACCCACAACAGCTCATAGGTTTCTGGATCTCGGACGAAAAATTGATCACCGTATTTGACAGTATTACGGAATATTTTGAAGATTCGTTGATTCAGTTTATTGATGCTGCACCATTGTTGAAGTGCACTGGCCAAAAGTTCTGTTTCAGTTTCAGTAACATCACCTTTCCAAATAAATCGGAAAGGAATAGGCTCATCATCACTTTGGTTTTGTGTGCAGAACTCAGCAATAGTGTCCAAGCTGCGATTGATTTCACTATCTAAATCAGCTTGTTCATAAGCCACATAGCGTTCAACTCGGTTTGGAGCACCAGCATAGACTTCAGGCAAATAACTGCTGAATTTTGTAGTGGTTGCACCTTGACTGTTGTCTTTGTTGATTTCTGCTAGTCTTGCAGTGAGTCTAGCTTGACTCGGTACTGTTGTGAAATATTTTTTCCAAGCCATCAGGGTTCTGTTTCTCTCGGTTTTTGATATTTATGTGAGAAAAATACCCAGAAAAAAGATTACCTCTAGGCAAAGTCACCAATTATTCCAGCTGTGATACGTGCTTGTCTTGCTTGATCTTGGATGTAGGGTGTTTGTGCTGCCACTGTGCTGTTCAAGGTAGTGACCATACCTAATAGTGCATCGTTTTGCGGTGCTATTGGTGGAGCAAGACTAGTCATAGTGGCTTGTGCTGCTACTCTACTTACAAGTGCAGCCATAGCAGAAACATATGACGTGCTGCTTGCTTGCATTTCAACAAGTGCAGTTGAATCTTGTAATAAACCACCAGCATTGCCAGTTTGATCACCTGGCCTTGCTTCTGATGCACTTGCTGAACTTATAAGCATAGGTAGTGCAGCACCCAGACCACCTACAAGTGCCCCCACCGGCCCACCCATCAAGAAGCCGCCTGCTGCCCCACCTAATACGCCTAAGGCACCACTACCAAATGAGCCAAGGCCCAGCATGCTACCAAGTCCTGCGCCCGCCATCCCTCCTGCGAGTCCTCCTAAACCTCCTCCTAAAATGCCTCTACTTAACCCCGAACCTAGTAAGCGATTTCCTGTCATTCCTAACAACCCTCCTCTAGCAGCAAGATTACCAGCCCCGCCCATCATACCAGACATCATTCCTGTTGAGCCCAGCATTGAAGTCAAACCCAAGCCTCCTCCTCCCAGTAACCGTGGTATTGCAGCTTTTAAAGCTGTACTTGCCAGCAATTTAGGCATCAATGCCACAGCAGCTCCTGTCATTAAGGCCGAAGCTGCTCCGGACATACCACTGGCAGCCATTCCATAAAATGAGTTTGCTGCTCCTGCGCCTGCGCCAGTTGCTGCTGCCAAGGGTTCAAGAACTTTCGTAAACAAGCCCAACTGTTGTGTAGCTGCCCAGAGCGCTGCCTTGAAGTCACCAGTGATACGAGCAGTATCCATAGTCACTTTTTGCATGGCAGTAGTAGCTTGATCTAAGTTTCCACCTCTTCCGGTGAAGATATCAAGTATCCTCTGCATACCTCCTGGCTGCGCTTCAGCCGCCTTTGCCCGTGCTGCGTCTCCATATAATTCATCAGCTATGTCACCTGCTCCTGCGTACTTACTTCCCAGATACGCCTGTGTTACAAAATCATTTAAGCCCTGTCCTTGGCTAAAATTACGTTTTAAATTCCCAGCTCCTTCCATCATGTCTAAGGTAGATCCTGATGTTAGCTGCCTAGACAATTGCTCCATTCCAGACATTGTCCCGCCTATGCTCATAAAGGCGCGCATTTGCTCGTCAGGAGGCATAAGCCCATATTGCATGCCTGCTATGGCTCTTGTCAATTTAGGCCCTATGTCCATTGCCAATTGGCCAGTGTTTTTCTTAAATGTTGCTGCCGCTTCAGGATTGGTCTGTTCCAATTGCCTAACCCGAAGTCTAATAAATCTATCTTGATCTAGCTCTTTTTGTCTAGCCTCTAATGTTTTTCTATCTTTGCCAGTTAAAATAGTAAGTGCTGTAAGCTCACGCAAATATTGTGCAGTGCCTTGTTCGTTCATTGCGCTTGCTTGCTGGAATGAAAGCCCACCTTCGACTAAGCTGTTCACAAAGAAACTAACGGACTCAGCCTGTTGTTGAGACGTCTGGCCGTACATACCAAACTCCCTAGTAGCTGTTTGTGTTGCCCGAATCAATTTGGCAAAATTTTCTTCACCCACTCCACCAATTGTAGTACCAAATTGCCCAACAAGTCCTTGAAACTCTTCCAGCTTCAAACCTGTACGACCAACCATTTCCTGCATCTTTTCAAGACTGCCGCCAAAAGTAACACCGGTGTTTGCCATGGCCTGAAAAGCTGGCATTCCGCTAGCAAAAATTCCCACACCAGCAGCAACAACAGCCACCACTTTGTTCAAGCCAGCAAATGCTGTGCTTAACCCAGTTGCACTACCATCTGCCTTACGGAAATTATAGCTTAAGCTGTTGATACCACTTGTGACACCTTCATACAGTCTACTGCTGTCAAATCGACTCATTTTGTCTAAGCTTGAGCGTAAATCATCAACACTGCGTTTGTAATTGCCTTTGATTTCCTGTTCATAGCCTTGCATGCGTTGTTCATGACGCAGTTGATTGACCTGAGCCCTTTTAGCTTTCTCCGCACTATTTTGAAGTTCTGTCAAGCCATCTTTGGCATCATCAATAGCATCTTCAAATGAGCGAATAGTTGCAGCATCTAAGTTGAACTTTTCTTTAGCAATAGCAGCCAAAATACTGTTGTTTGACGCCATCTTGTCACGCAACTCTCCGAGAGTGCGCTCCTGGGCCCAATTCTTGCTGATATCTTTCAATTCACTAGCTGTAAAACTCATACAAATTTTCTCACAACAGGAGACTACCCATATTTAAGCCCCTTAAATACTAGGGAATAACATACTTAGATAATAGGGCGCCAGTAATGAGTAATCCATTGAGTCAATACTTTCACACACCCAAGGCCTATGCACAATTGCCAACACGAGGCAAATTTTATCCTAGTGATTTCCTTGAGACTTCAGCCAATGGCGAAATGGCAGTGTATCCGTTGACTGCTATTGATCAAATCATGTTGAAAACTCCTGATGCGCTGTTGAATGGCGATGCATTGTTGAGTGTTTTCCGAAACTGTGTTCCTGGAGTCAAAGATCCCAAGAAGCTTGTGGAGCCTGACATCAACACCCTACTTGTTGCCATAAGAATTGCCAGTGCAGGGTCAACTATGGAAATAGACACCACATGTCCCAGTTGTGGAAAAGAGCACAACTTTGGTATAGACCTCTCTGCATTTATCGAAACACAAACTTATGTTGAAGGCCCCACCTATATTGAAATAGATGGAGCACTCCAAGTTTTCCTGCGTCCTTACAACTTTGAGCAGAGAAATCTACAACTGTTGAATGAAGTGGAACAAGCCAGAAGCATCAAAGTGTTACAAGAAACAGACACAACTGATGCAGAAAAGATCAGTAGTGTGACCAAACAAGTGAATCACATGGCCAAACGCACATTGGACATCATGGCCATGAGCATAACTGAAATCAAAATAATCAGTAGTGGTGAACTGGTCACCAATCAAGAATACATTCAAGAGTTTGTGAAAGGTATTCCCACAACCAGTGCCAACGCCATCATCGACAAGTTGAAAGAGCTCAACAAAACTGGTATTGATACCGAAACCTCTTTTCAATGCGACGGTTGCTCACACACTTGGAGCCAGTCAATTGACTTTGATCCCACAAGTTTTTTCGACTAAAGCTTCTCAGGGGTGATCATGTAGCCATCACCCAAGTACTGAGAAGCTGCGAAAAAGAAGTGGAAATGATTGAAAGCGATATTGCCAACCTAGTGTATTACATGAACGGAGGACTCACCTACAGTGAAGCTTGGCGTCTCACCACTTCACAGATGAAATCTTTGAGTGGAACTATTTCCAAACACTATGAGATGCAAGCCGAAGCTTATAGGAAGGCTCAATCAAAGAAGTGATAATTTTAGCTGGGCGTGATCTAGTATGAATCTCAATGATCTTATTGATGATATTATTGGATCTGGAATAGGATACTTGTTGGACTGATAATAGTTCTGGGTATTTCGTTAGGGAGGAAGTCACACTTCTCCCCACCGGGAGGAGAAGTGTGAAAAGGCTTTCGTATAGGGCTTCGGCCTGCCTGTCTCGTCTTGGGAATTGCTTCCAGCTGGCGGAGAACCTATTTCCAGCGTTCCTGACTCTCTTCTCGGACTTATGCTCATGGAGCTGCCTTCTCGGTTATGTGCTCATCACACACGCAGGGAATTCAGTCAGACAGGCTGTTGACTGAACCCCTTCCAGCGTCACGGGACAGTGAGAGGCTGGATCCTTTTTGTTCACTTTTGTGGCGAGGGCATAGAACCGTAAACCCTCATACGCAATTTTCCCCGGCCTTCGCGCCTGGTAGATACGGATGGACACTACACCATCATATAAAGCCACTATGTTTTAAAAATATACTCTGTTATGCGTAGTTGCTGATTCTATAATTGCCTGGACTACGTGCTGTGCTGTCTAGATATTTCAAAAGATAATTGTTTTTTGTATTTTTGAAGTCAATTACCCAAGGTGTGTTGTATTCACAGAATCTACCACTCTCTTGCTTGACTATTGCTGTTGTCCATCGATTGTATTCGTTAAGGTTAAAATGCGGAATAATAATGGGTTTTGTAGTTAACGGAGTCCAAATTTCTGTATGTTGTTCAGTGTTGTTGTATTTGTATTTGATTTCATTACGAGGGATCTGTGCATGACGTTTGTTGCTGATTTCCAACTCACTCAAGCTGCTGGGTGGTGTCTTGTAAGCCACCTCAATTATATCGCTTGATTGGGGATGAGCCAAAATGTCTGCTTGCTCTTTGTAAAAATCAATAACTGCTCTAGCCATCTGTTTTTTGGCTTCTGGAATCATAATCCAGCGATTGGCTCCGGCAGATTCAAACATCATAATTTGCGCTTCGGTCAAAATTGTTTTTTGTGTGAGTCTGTCAAAAGCAACTGGAAAATAACTTTTCAGTTGTTCAGGCCATTCTTGAGGCTTTTTCACCAATTCGCGAATGTTGAGATTGTATTTGGCTAGATCACAAAAGAGTGATGCTTGATCGTGTGTGATGTTGAGAATAGTTTGTGGAAATGCTCTTACACGACTTCCAAAGGTTCCTACAAGGGTATTGTAAAATCCCAACTCTTGTCGGAAAAAACTATTGAGCCGATTTTGATCTACTGGATCAACTACAATAAAAATGCTGCGGTGTTGTGGCTTGTTGTGCTTCATTTGAAATGCTCTTTTGTTATTTTGATTATAGCCATCTAAAACTATAAAATCAAAGACTTCCAGAGCTTTTTCTGGATTACAGGAAAAAACATATGGCAGGGTCCAAAGGCAAGGCAAAAGGAAATGCAGGCGAATTACGGATAGCCAAGTTTCTCACAACGTTATATGAAGCCAAATTTA